CGGTTCGCGAGTCGACAAGGATCTGACACCCTGCCCTTCCCCGTACGGCCCCCGGTTCGCCCCCGGGGGCCGTCGTCGTATTGGGGCCACGGGCGGCCCCAGCGTCCCGCCACGGCCCGAACGGGGTGGTCCGCGTATGTCCGGACCCCCCGGTATTTCGTGACGCCAGGGGCCGTCTGGGGCGGTTGTGGAGGACAGACCGAAGGGATGAGCGTTAGGACTCGACAACCCCTAACGCCACGGGTAGCGTATCCCATGTCAACACAAACCGGCACCAACCAGACGCAGGAGACGGCAATGGCGATCAACGACAACGGCACCATCACCCACACCGGCCTCGTCCTCGGCACCTACGAGCACAACGGCTACGACGACAGCGACTTCATCGCGGCCGTCTGGAACCCCGACACCCGCACCATCGACCACATCGAGTACGACTCGACCCGCTACGGCGGACACGGCAGCGCCACCCGCGACGCGAGCCCCGAAACCATCGCCCAGGCCGAGGCCGTACTCGCCGCACGCCTCGCCGAGATCGACCTCACCCAGGCCCGCAAGGACGCGACCACCCCGGTCAAGGGCCGCCGTGTCCGGTCCACCACCAAGCGCGGCAAGAACGTCGGGGTCGAGGGCATCGTGATGTGGAGGGGCGAGAAGCGCTCCCAGTACGGCACCTGGTCATACGGCTACCGCGTCGGCATCAAGGTCGATGGGGAAACCCGCCTCCGCTACCTCGACGAGACCGCCGTCGAGGTCCTCGACCCCCCCACCGTCGACGAGGCCACGATCACCCGCCACGCGGCCGAGGACGCCCGACGTCACCAGTGGTGGCTGTCGAAGTAGCCCAACCCCCCCCGAACGCCCGGCCGCGACCCGCAGGCCGGGCGTTTCGGCATCCACACAAAAAACCATGCGTTAGAGTCTCGCTACATGTAGCGCACGTGGGTACCATAGTGGTACGTCAATCGCACCGCGAACGGAGCGCCCACCATGAAGGACATCACCACGATCGCGAAGGAAATCCACGCGGACGTCAAAACCGCCCTCGAACATGGCACCATCGCCGTACCCCCCCTGCGTCCGCGTCACCGTCCGCGTCGACCGACGCGGCCTCGCACCCAGCGTCAACGTCTACTTCAGCCCCACCGACGACACCGCTACCGACGACGTCAACGCCTGGAAATTCACCACCAACCCCGACAACACCCACGTCCTGTCAGACGCGGTCAAGACCGCCGGAACCCGAATCCTCGCGATGATCAGAACCCGCAGCGACGGAACGTCCTACGGCGAGATCAACTGCCACGGAACCATCATCGCGATCATGACCCCCGACCGAAACAGGTAGATCACCACCAACCGTCCACACACACCGTCACCCAACCGGACGACACCAACCAGGCACCACCAGCCGGTACCGTCCGAACATGGAGAACACCCCAGTCACGCAACGTGTCCTCGACGCAGCGGCCCTGATCCTGACAACGGCCGCGACCCGCACCGAGCAAACCGGGTGCAACACAACAACCGCGTTCGCCTACGCGGAAGACCGGGCCTCCGAGACCTACCAACTCACCCGACCGGAACTAGCCCACGCGGCACGGCTCGCCACATTCGCCGCGTTCGCCACGGGCGCCTACTCGATCAACGCCATGACCGACCCGGCCGTCAGGGAAACAGCCCTCCGAACCGCGATACCCCACATCACAACGGACCAGCCAAGGGACCAGCCATGCTCGACAAGATCCGAACCGTGTTCAACCGCACCCCGGACCCCGCCAAGACCTACACACCCGAAGACCTCCGCCGTATCGGCCAGACACTCAGCGAGGAACAGTTCCGCCTGGAGGAGATTCGTCGCCTCCCTATCGAGGAGGCGGCCCGTCTCTACCCCGGCGACCAGTGAACCGACCATGACGACCCCCGCGTAACCTCCCAACGGCACCCGGCGAACCCGGGGGGAAACACCGGGTGCCACACAAACGAAGGCCCCGACCACACACCAGGGGTTGTGATCGGGGCCTTCACCACGTCCGGCTACCCGGCGAGCCGGGCCGCCTCCTCGTCCGCTACCGCGTCCGCGACCTCCGCCGCGCTCGGCACCACCGGAACCGGCAACATCGGGGCCAGAGCAGCGGCCAGCGCCGCGACGTCGACATTCCCCAGCGCCAGGGCCGACACCCGGTCGAGTGTCTGCTGGGCGAGATCCCGGGCCGCCGTAGCCGCGACCTTCGCCTCCTCCGCCGCGACACGGGCCGCCTCCGCGATGTTCCGGGCGTCCCCGGCCGTGTTCGCCGCACCAACCGCCGTTGAGTGGATCTCCGACAACTTCCCGGGAACCGCCCCGTACCAGTCGCCCATACGCATCGCGTTCCGTGGTCCGCCCATCCAGTCCGGGGGCGTGGCACCAACCGTGCCGTTCTTGAACTCGTCGAAGGACATGCCCAGATTCCAATCTCCGTCGGTACTACCCGAACCCTCGGACGGTGGCGTGACGACCACGCCCCCGGAACCACCACCACGGGCCAGTGCCCGCAACTCGTCCACCGACCCCATGAACGCGTTCACGTCGATCGGGGACCTACCGGCGACCGTCGCGGACGACGCGAACTGCAACACCGTCACTGAACCCCAACCGCCATACCGGGACGACCACCACGAGTCAGGGACCTTCTCGTACAACGTCGACCCGTATCCGCCACCGGACACGTACCGGGAATCCCACAGGTACGGGGTCAGCGACGCGCCGTTCCACCCGCGCTCAGACCACCACCAGTTACCCGAGTACATGAACAACGGATGATCTCCGGCGAGTTCACGCCACCGGGCGAAGAAGTCCACCGTCGTCTGCCACCCGGCGTCCGCCTCGTTGTCACACGCCACGAGCCACCCGTCCGGGCCGCCGTGGTCGCGCACCCGGTTGTAGAACGCGTCGCACTGCGCCCGACCGGACCCCGACCGTAGGTAGTGGTACGCCCCCGGCACGGCCCCGGACGCGAGGACCTGCCCCGCGAACGTGTCGAACATGCCATCGCGGAACGTCGTTCCCTCCGTGGCCTTCATCCACACCCCGGAGTAGCCCTCGGACACGGCCCGACCGACGTCGAACGCGCCCTGGTGATTCGAGATGTCGATCAACCAAGTAACCACGTCACCTCCTCCTCAGCCTTGATCTCCACCATAGACACCCAAACGGCCAGCGGAGATCAACCTCACGCACAGCCACGAGAAACCGGAAAGAGGAAGACCCCGACCTCCACCCGGCCGGGGCCTTCCATCCACCGGCACCACAGGGGTTTAGGGAACCGGTGAAACCGGGTGCCACCTGCCCTCCCCAGAGCGTGACACCCACGTACCCATCATGCACCGGACCAATGATCACCGTCGACCCCCGTGACACAACCCGAATCATGACGTGATCATTAGGGTGGAACGACGGCACAGGGCCGCGACCCACTACCGGGGACGGCCTACCGAACGTAGCGAGGCGACCATGGCGAAACGTAGTCCCATCGACCTCGACCCGGGCCGCGAACCGTGGGACCAGCAGCCCCGGGAGTCATCCCGTCAGTACGAGCGGTTCCTCCGGTTCCGGGACCTCGGCCGTATGCGCTCCCTAACAACCACTAACAAGGTGCTAACGGGAATAGGGGATGAACTCACCTATGGGACCTTAAGGGGACAATCGCACCTATACCGATGGGCGGAACGAGCGCAAGCCTGGGACCGACACCAAGACGAAGCCGACCGCGAGCGCGTCAACCAGGCACGACGCGACATGATCGACCGTCACCAAAAGATCGCCGGAGCACTCGCCAAAAAGGCCCTCGGCGCACTACGCGTCCTCCAAGACGCGGACCTCGACCCGGCCGACGTCGTCCGATTCCTCAAACTCGCCACCGACCTTGAGATACGGGCGATCGGAGACCCAAACCAGACAATCGCCGTAACCGGCCCGGCCGGGGGACCAATCGTCACCGAGGACATCACGCACCTCACCGACGAGGAACGACGCGTACGCCTCAAGGAGGTGGCAACCGAGTTGGCTCGCCGTGCCGGCCTTCAAACCACCGAAACCGACAACGAGGAATAACCATGCCAAGAACACCGAAAGGTGACACCACCGACAACGACATGCAGGCGATAGGCCACCAAATCGGCTCCCTCGCCAGCGTCGCCGTAGTCGCGGCCGTCCAGTTCGGCATACCCCTCACCCCAGGCCAGCAATCATCCATCCTGTCCGTCATCGCCGTTGCCTGGGCTCTTTTCGCCACCATCTACGGCATCAGACACCGAATCCCCCGACGCGCCCGGAACGACCCGAACAACCGGACGCAACCCACGACGACCACGCGAACGACCCCGAACCGCGTCCCACGTAGCCCCAACACCCCTACCGGGACGACCGGAACCACCGGCCCCCGGCGACGTCCCACCGGTGTCAACGACGGAAGCGCTGACCAACCCGAACCGGGAAAGATGCCGTAGCACACCATCAACCCGCCCCGGGGCCGCCCCGATCCGCTTCGCGACCGTTGCCGCGTCACCAGCGCCACCCTCCCGCAACGCCGACACGACCCGATCCGCGATACCACCAGCGACCATGAACGGATAGGTACCCCTACGACCACGCATACCCCCATCATGACCACCAACAAGGCACCACGGGAAGGGACCATGGAACGCCGGCTGGACTACCAGGACCTCGACAGCATCGAACCGGCCCCCAACAACCCCAAGGAACACCAGATCGACAACGTCCGGGCCAGCATCGACCGATTCGGCTACGTCGCACCAATGATCATCGACGACCGAACCGGCCGACTCGTCGTAGGCCACGGACGCCTCGAATCACTCAAGGCCCGACGCGACGCGGGCGAGACCCCACCAGAGGGAATCCAAACCGACGACACCGGCCGCTGGCTCGCCCCCGTCATCCACGGCTGGGCCTCCCGCTCCGACGCGGACGCAGCCGCCTACCTCGTCCTCGACAACCGCCAAACCGAACTCGGAGGCTGGGACCACCAGGCCCTATCCGACCTGTTGGAAGAGATCGGAGACCCCGACCTCATCGAACTCACCGGCTGGGACCCGGCCGACCTTGAGGAACTCCTCGCCAACATCGACAACGACGACGACGGCCTCGGGCTGGGGGACGGCACCGGCAACCCCTCCCTCGCCGACCGGTTCGGCGTACCCCCGTTCGATGTCCTCGACGCACGGCAGGGCTACTGGCGCGACCGGAAGCGCTCCTGGCTCCGCCTCGGCATCAAGTCCGAGATCGGCCGGGGAGACCGGTTGGCGTTCAAGGGCATCGAACGGGCCGACCCGCAGTACTACCAGAAGAAGACCGCCGTGGAGGCCCGCATCGGCCACGCGTTGACCAGCAAGGAATTCTTCGACCACCACTACGAGGCCCCCACCGAGGGACCCGGCACCGGAACCAGCATCTTCGACCCAGTCCTCTGCGAACTCGTCTACCGCTGGTTCACCCCACCGGGCGGAAACGTCCTCGACCCGTTCTCCGGGGGATCCGTCCGGGGAATCGTCGCAGCCGCGACCGGACGCCGGTACCACGGCGTTGACCTCCGCGCCGAACAGTTGGACGCGAACCGCGCCCAGGCCCAACAGATCCTCGCCCCCGGCATGTCCACCACCCCGGAGGTCGGAACCGTCGACGACCCGGCCGCGTTGACCCCGATCGAGTCCCACGGCGGATACCTCGTCAAACGTGACGACCTGTTCCAAGTCGGTGGATCCCGGGGCGGGAAGGTCCGCACGTGCCTCGCCCTCATGACACAACCCGACGTCGCCGGAGTCGTCACGGCCGGATCCCGACACTCACCCCAGGTCAACATCGTCGCGACGATCGCCGAGCGCCTCGGCCTCCCCTGCCGCGTTCACGTCCCGTCCGGCGACACGACCCCGGAACTCGCCGCAGCAGCGGCAGCCGGAGCCGAGGTGATCCAGCACAATCCCGGATACAACAACGTGATCATCAAACGGGCCAGGGACGACGCGGACGCGCTCGGCTGGTTGAACGTCCCGTTCGGCATGGAGTGCGAGGAGGCCGTCAAACAGACCGCCCGACAGACCCGGAACCTCGACACCGTCACCCCGACCCGCATCGTCGTACCCGTCGGGTCCGGCATGTCCCTCGCCGGGATCCTCACCGGCCTGGCAGCCACCGGCAACACCACCCCGGTACTCGGGGTGATCGTCGGAGCCGACCCCACTGAGCGCCTCGGCACCTACGCCCCCCCTGGTTGGCGAACCATGGTCGAACTCGTCGAGTCGAACTACGACTACGCCGACCACCACCCGGCACCGTTCCTCGGGGACCTCGACCTCGACCCGGTGTACGAGGCGAAATGCCTGCCCCACCTCCTACCCGGCGATCTCCTGTGGGTGGTCGGACGGAGGGAGACCGCCGGTGGTCCGGCCGCTGCGATCGTCGACCACCCGCACATGCCCGAGTGGACGTGTGGGGACAGTTCGGTTGTGGTCCCCCGGCTCCCGGCCGAATCGGTCGACCTGATCTTCACCTGCCCCCCGTACTACGACCTGGAAACCTACGGGGACGACCCGGCCGACCTGTCGACCATGGGCTATGACGAGTTCGACCAGGTGTACGAACAGATCATCGGGGCGGCAGTCGCCGTGCTCCGCCCCAACCGGTTCGCCGTGATCGTCACCGGGGACGCGCGGGACAAACACGGCACCCTCCACGACCTACGGGGTGAGACAATCCGGGCCGCGACCAGGGCCGGACTCCGCTACGTCAACGGCGCTGTCCTCGTCACCCCAGTCGGTTCAGCGGCCGTCACAGCGGCCCGGGGGTTCGTTGGTACCCGCACCCTCGGCCGGGTCCACCAAGACGTGTTGGTGTTCGTCAAGGGCGACCGGAAGGCAGCGGCCGTGAACTGTGGGGACGTCGAACTCGAACTCGAAGCCATCGAACCGGAATCCGGCGACTGACACCACAACGGCCCGGGGCGAAACGATCCACCCCGGGCCGTTGGGAGCGCTACCGGTCACCCACCGGACTGCGCGGCCGTGAACGCGGCCTGGTGCAACACCTCGTCCCCCCCGATGTCCGTGAACAACGCGGCCTCCGCCGTGTCCCCGGCCGTGGTCGCCTGCGCCGCGAACGCCGTGTACGACGCGATCGCCCCATTCTCCGCCGCGATCGCACCAGCGAGGTTCACCGCGTCCGTACCGACCAGCCCGAACTGGTTCGCGAGGACGGCGAAGTGATCGAACAGTTCGTAGTCGGCGAGCGCGAAGAACAGGTTCGCCAGCCACTGCTTGCCGTTCGCGTCCGCAGTCTGCCCGAACAACCTGTACCGGGCCGACGCGTACGCCTCACCCCGCAACGCCGTTTCGATGTTCGCCAGCGTCGCCCCGGACGACAACGCCGGACCCTCGACGATCGTCACCGGTGTGACCGTCGGTGGTGTCGGGTGCCGGCCCCCAACGGTCAACGCCCGGTACGCCTGGGCGAGCAGCGTCTTGTGCGTCCCCTCGTCCCCGGAGAGTTCGGTGAATATCGCGGCAGCCGCGCTGTCCCCGTCAGTGGTCGCCTGCGTCGCGAAACCGGGGTACAGGGTGGTTGCCTCCGCGTACTCGTCGAGCATCGCCGTACGGGTGTTCGTGGCGTTTCCCGCGATGATGTCGAACATGTCGGCGAGTTCGTAGAAGTGCTCGCCCCGTTCCTGTGACGCGGTTGCCATCAGCAACCCGGCGAGCGCCGCGTCCCCGGTACCAACCGCGTGGTCCGACCACGCCATGTACGACGCGAACGCGTACGCCTCATCGTGCATCGCGGTGAGGGCGTTCGTGACAGTCCCGGCCGTTGCCGCGTACGCCGGGGTCGGCCCGATCACCCCGATGGTGACGAGCACGGCTATCCCAACGGCCGCGATCCTTGATCGTTTCCTCATGGTGTCCCCCTTAGTGGGCGTTGTGCACCATGATGCGACCCCCGGTGGAGCCCACGTAAGGCTTCGCCGGGGTCGGGGGAAAGAACTACCTGGATTCCTTGCCGTTCGTCCGGACGGACAGGGCCTTGACACCGCACGTGTCTGCCGGACCAACCATCGCGTTCAATGCCGTGGTGACGTACTGGACGACGTCGGAACGAATCTCGTCGCGGCTGGTACCGCTGTGGTATTCGGTGTCCCAGTCCTCGGGGTCGACGTCGACCGTGACGACCATGGAGATCTTCATCGGAACACCTTCCAGGTCAGGGCGAGAAGGGTGATCAACGAGATGGTCATGATCGTGACGACGGTCGCGAGGTGACCGGTCACCAACAGGATCATGGTGATGATGGTCGAGGCGACCAGGACCACCAGGACGAGCGCGGCAGCGCTGGCGGACGACAAGCCACCGAGCCAGCGGAGGAATCGGTTCACCGGACGCCCCCGATCGTGTCGAGCATAGTGGCGTGAACCGCGTGGATCGCGCAGTACACCGAGCCGTGCTCACGCTCGGTGTCGCAGCCGACGATCCCGTGTTCCGGGTGCGTGTCGATCCAGGCGCAGGGCCGCATCTCCTCGTCAGCGGCGCGGAGGGCCTCGCCGCAGGTGTGGACGTGGTCGGAGACGACGGTTCCCTCGCCGTCAACGGCGCACCATGTCCGGTCGTTTCCCTGGTAGACGTGCGCGACCATGAATCCCTCGGGGTTGACGAGGGTCCACGCTCCCACGTTCGACGTCATCCCTCGTCTCCAGACGAATCCGTCCTTCGCGAGTGTGGCGGTTGTCATGGCGCTCCCTTCTTGGCTGGTCAGTGCGTGGTCCCAGTATGAACCACGCACGTAATGGCGTCAACTATTACGACGTAGATTCGTGGTTATGTACGATCGGGGTGTTGATGTCGTACCCGTAGTCGGTCGGCCTGTCCCTCCCGTCGACGAACGTGACCAACCGACCCCGGCCCTCCACCGGCCACGCACACGGCACGAAGTGACCCGGCTGGTAGTACCCGGCCCTCGCCCCCACCGGTCGCTCCTTGACCGGCGCCAGCGACCCCAGCACCTTCCCCGCGAACGCGATCGCCCTCACGTCGTGCCACCCGTGGCATGTGGTACGGGAATGGACGAGCCACGCGTCAACCGACCGCGACCCCTGACCGTCGCAGCGGCACGGGGCGATGGTCCCGTCGAGGCACCGGTCGGCGTAGCAGGCCCGGAACTCGGCCCGGTACCCGGTGTTGGTGGTGACCCGGTACCGATCCGCGATCGGTTCGGGGTGCCAGTCGACGTGGATCATGTCGCGGACGACGACGACCACGAGGCCGCCCTTCTTCCGTTCGAGCACGGTGACCGTTCCGGCCGGCTGCGCCTTCGCCATGGTTGATCTCCCCGGTGGTTCGCGGTAGGGGTGTGTGGGGGGGGCCGGGCGGGTGTGCCGGGCTGGCCGGCACACCCCAGGCACGTCAGATGACGTGCGCGTAGACCTTGTGCCAGCGGTACCAGCCCTCCTTGACGAGCACGTAGCCCACACCATCGACGATCCGAACCGCCTGGACCTTCCGGCGTCCGCCGGACCGGAAGCCGAGGGCGCACAGGGTGTCCCCGACCACGATCTGGTTGAACGTGCAGCACTCGACGTCGCGGCTACCGACGAGCGCCTCGTTCACGCGGAGGTCTCCGATCGCCTTGTCGGTGGCGAAGTCGGCAGCGGCGTGGATCGCGTAGGTGTGGGTGTAGGTGCTCATTGGGTACCTCCTGGTGAGTGGTGGTTTGTCGTCGTTCCCGGCGACATGTTCAGTATGGAGGAGAGGGCGTAATGGCGTCAACTTTTACGCCGAAATTTCTGAGACAATCACGACGTACCTACGCCTTGACCTACGGGCGTGTACGCGGGATGATAACCACCATGAACGAACTCCACCCGACCGCCATAGAACTCGCCAAAATCGAGGCAGACTACGCCAAAACCCTCGCCAAACTGGCAACCCTCAAAGCCGCACGGCGGGACAAGAAACGCGAACACAAGGCCGCGATCGTCGACGCGATCAACGAGACCCCAGACGCGACACACGTCGACCTCGCGGCACGGTTCGCCGTGACCGAGGGAACCATCCGACACATCCGACGCGAACTCGCCCCCACCGAGTCATGACCACCACCCGAGCGCGACCGGCCGTCCGCACACCACGACGAACCGAGGAACTCGACACCCAGGCAGCGATCATCGAATTCTGCCTGCTCCTCGGGTACCTCGTCTTCCACGACAACGACCCCCGACGCAACCGCGCCGGGTTCCCCGACCTCGTCATAGCCGGATACGGGGTTGTGATCATCATCGAACTCAAGACCGACCGGAACGAGCCCACACCCGAACAACGCGCCTGGCTCACCGCGTTCACGGACGCCGGCCTCGACGCGCGGGTGTACCGCACCTCCGCATGGAAGACCGGCGACCTCGTCAACGAACTCAAAACGATCAAACGGAACTGGACCCGCACACACCCGAGGACGACGACATGCCCTACGACCCCAACCTCCCAATCCCTGCCGCGACCGACATCGACGAGCGGAGGCCGAAAGACGCCCTCGCGTACTGGACGTGCCGGTACTGCGGCTTCCACGAAGCGGGTCGGCTGACCACCGACGCGGAGGCCCGACGCTGCGCGGCACACGAGTACCGGTGCCCGAAACGGCCGAATGACGACACCACACTCGACTACGAACGGGCCGCGTACCAGGCCGTTCACGCGGCCGGTCTCCGCCGTGACGTCCTCGGCCTGTCACTCCTCCTCGACGACAAGCGGACCCTGCTCCGCCGGACGTGGTTCTTCGAGTTCCGGACCCGCCGAGCGCTCCGAGACGACATCGCGGCCCTCCACGGCCGGATTGCCGGTGTCCACGCACACGCCCTCACCCTCGACCTGGACGCCGGGTGGTACGAGCCACACTTCCACCCAACGGCGCTGCGGTAGCGCGCACGGCACGCACGACCACATGGGCGACCCCCGGCTAGGGTGTCGCCCATGACCATTGATGGGACACCCGAACCGACCCCGGAACGCCCGGTGTACACCATGGTGTTAGAAGACACCGGGGACGCGACCGACCGCTACATGATCCGATGCGACGAGGGTTGGCGCGAGATGATCGTCTGTGAGGGCATGTACCGGTGGGCTGCCGAGTGGCTGCTGCGAGTCCTCGGGAACCGCCCGTACGCCGACGGAAACGCCCCCTGACCACAACCAGACCAGGGACACGAAAAGGCCCGCCAGGATCATCACTTGCGGGCCTTTTCGTCGTCAGCTACGCGGCCGGAGCGTCCGAGGCCATCTCCCAGAACGGAGCCGCCAGCACGAACCGACCGACGGTGCCCGTGTCCTCCAACTTGATCGTGCAGATCAGGCCGATCTCGTCGACCTTCGTGATCGTGGCGTACCGGTCGTTGGTGACGCAGTGCCAGCGCTGGCCGACCGCGTACGCCGGCTGGTCCACGTACCGCATGCTCTCCGGGCCGGCGTATCCGGTGCTGGTCGCGGATCGGATCTCGTACGCCCGGTCGGTCGGGTCGAGGGGGTTCTCATCGAACGCGATCACGACCCCGAACTGGTTGTCACGCTGCCCGAACCGGTAGTACACCCGGTCCCCGATCTCGTACGTGCGGGTGAACGGGCCGAACCCGGGCCGGTCGAGGAGGGTCGCCTTCCGCTCGTCGGACGCGTGGTAGGTGTAGATGTCGTCTCGGCCGTTGACGCCCTCCTCGACCTGGATCGCCCAGTCACGGGTCTTCATTACGAACCAGGTGCGGACGACGAGGCGGGGGATCGGGTCGCCGGGCAGGATCACGGTGTCCCCAGCGTCGATGCTGCTGAGGTAGATGTCGATCTGGCCGGGCTTGGTCGTGGTGTCCACGGTTGTTCCTTTCGGTGGTGTTCGCGACGGATTCAGTGTAATAGAGGCGTTAGGGGTATGCAAGCCATGGCGGGGGGAGTGGCGCTCCCCCCGCTGGTGGTGTGTCAGTCGATGTACAGGTTGACGATGTCGAACCCGGCGATCGCGAGTTGCCCATCCGGCCCGGTCGCGTGCACCACCTTGGCGCGACAGTCGACGAACGTGACCTTCCACCACTGGACGTCCGACCCGTCGATGGTGACGAAGTCGTTGATGCGCCAGTGGTTCATGGCCTTCAGCGCCTTAGCGAGGGCGACGCGGTACCGGGGCCGGTCGTCGTCGTGGCACGGGCACGAGCACTCGGCCGGTCCACCCATGGGGAAGATCCAGCCGGAGCAGACCTCGTGGTGTCCGTCGACGCAGTTGCAGGTGGTGTCGTTCCGGGTGCTGCGCCAGATGCCGTTGATGGTCCGACCGCCATTGGCGATCATGTCCTCGAACTTGGCGAGTACCGGGCCGGTGAGGTTCATCGGATCCTCCGTGGTGTGGTTGGCGGGTTTCCCCGTGGGCACATCCAGAATGGGGCATGGGCGTAGCTACGTCAAGTATTACGACGTAAAAAACGACGTAGCTACGACTTGACTTACGCGGCCCGTGCGATACGATTGACCAGTCAACACACACCGCGAAGGGAACCCCGATGTCGAAGCGCACCGATCGCCTCAACACCCGAGCCACCGAACTCCGTGGCCTCGAACACGTCGCCCAGATCCGCGTCCGCAACGCCGAGGCCGGAATCTCCTCCCTCGGCAACGTCAACTACCCAACCAACGTCACGAACGCCTTCCACCAGGAACTCGAAGCCGCACGAACCGCCCTCCGCGCCATCCACGACGAGCAGCAGCAGATCATCCAGGACCTCGACCGACACACCGTCGACCTCCCCGACCTCGCCCTGATCCTCGTCGACGACCCCAACGGCCCCCGAGTCGTCGAGCGCCGAGACGCCACCAACACCGGCACCGACGAAACCAACTGGTACGACCTCGGCGCACCCGACACCGACCGCCCCATGAACTTCGACACCGCGATCGGTGTCACCTACGACACCCCCGGTGGATACGAGTTCTACCGGCTCTACACCCAGGACGAGGTCGACGACCTACTCGACGCGGCCATTGGCCTCTGACCAACCCCCTCCGGCCCGGTGGAACCCCCACCGGGCCGCGACCATGAAAGGAAACCTGGTGAGCAGGATCTACTTCCACACCCGCACCCACACGGCCGAACTCATGGGCTCCGAACGCGGCTGGCTCCGCTCCATCGCGGCGAACGCGGCCCAGCGCTGGTGGGGACTCGACGACATCGACTCCCTTGACCGGGCACTCGAAATCGCCAACATGATCGTTCCCAACACCGAAAACCAGTACGTCCTCGACCGGGCAGCAACGACCCGGCAACTCGTCGACGGAGACCGCTACCCACAGACCCCACAGACCGACCACCACACAACCCTCATCAAGGACTACGCCTACCAAGCCCTCGAAGACCGCAAGATCTACAAGGACATGTGGCAGCGGTACTCCATCGCCGGGGCCGACCCGATCAGCAACGTCCACTACGACCCGACCGCCCGGAACGCCCTCGTCGACATCCTGCACACCTGCCTCCGCGTGAACGACGTCCCCCTCCGCGTCGGAGACCACGTCGTGTCCTCGGCGAACGTCGAACTCAACACGACCCTCGCCACCGGTAACGACGAGGTGTGCCTCGCAGCGAAGATCCACGGCTGGTGTGAGATCCACCCATGGTTCGAGGAGACCGATCGGGAATGGTTCGCTGACGTCATCGAGTACGCCGTGGCGTCCGGGGTGTACCGCGAGGGCACCTGGCACACTGGCACCACCGGAACCACCGAAGACCGGCAACTGGTCCGGCAGGGCTGGGAGGACGTGATCGCCCTCCTCCGCGACGTCGCCCAACACCCCGGAGAGGTCGTCCTGTCCTACTCGGTGTGCGACGGATTCCCAAACCCCGAGGTGTCGACGACCATGCCACCCTGGCCGGACGGTGTCCCCTACCGATGGGAGGCACTGACCCCCGCCCAGCAGAAGACGCGATCGGACGCACGGCGTATCTGGTACGACCTCGAACCCGACCAGCGCTGGGAGACCGCCATGGCGGGCCTCCGCTACTCGCGGCCGTGGGCGAACATCACCCCGGAAAACCTCACTACCGCCACGTTCGGCCCGGACGTGACCCTGTTCGACGTGTTCCACCCGGACCGGGTCGAACGGGTCCGGGTGGCGTTCGAGGGGGACGCCCAGGCCGAGGCCGAGGAGGAGGAGCGCCGTGCCACCCAACCCGCCTGACGACGACGAGATCTGCGGCGAGACGTTCGACCACGACGAGGTGATCACCTACGACGGCCCCGACGGGTTGCAGTGGGAGTGTCGGCGTTGTGGTGCGGAGGTGTTCGAGGAGAAGGAGGAAACACCACAATGACCAGCATGATCCTCAAGGTCGACCCGGAACCCGGCACCGACCGATACATGATCTGGTCCACCGTGACCGACATGCCCACCGTCATCGGAACCCGCGAGGACATGATCGCGTGGCTACGTCTCCCCGTGGGCAACGGAACCCTCGAACAGGCGAAACGGGTCATGTGCCGGGTAGACCAAACCGGCACCTCCGACCGCTCTGGCCGTGGCGGTTGGGACGACGTCGAACCGATCCCGATCGGGGACATCGCACCCGACGACGGCTGGTACCAGATCGGCCGACGTGACCTACCCGCGCTCGCCGACGCGATCGGGCACGGCGACACGGCCATGGTGCACCAGTTGCTCGTCCGCTACGCCTGACTGGCGACCATGGCCAGTGATGCGTTAGGGTTGCGCTAGATGGTCCGCTGCACGAACCAGGGAGACGACTGACGGCTCACCCCTGGCGTACCGAACGACTGACCGAACGCCTTGCCCCAGATATCCCCTGGGGGCCAACGTCGGATGGTTCTACTAGGGAAAACTCGATCCGTCAGGCAACCATCTTGCGGCCCCGGCCAGCCACCGTCGCTGGGGATCAAGGGAACGGTGGGCTCGAACGCTCCGGCACCAGGGGGACTCTGGACCGCCGGAGCGTTCACCATTCCCCGAGCCACGGTTTGGGGTGACCCGTCGTCACATGGGGTATACGACCACTACCCTGAGGGCATGTTCCGGACAACCGAAACCTACGGGTTCGACCTGGCATACGACGGGGACGAAGGCCCGGGGCGACTCCCCTGCCGAATCGAGATCACGTCACGGCGCGACCTGCCCGACGTCGACCACCACAACCCCGTAATCGACGAGACCACCGACGCACGCCTGTCGATGACAACCCGATCCGTGATCATGAGTCGGATCGTCGAGGAACTCGACGGCCAGCCACTCGACGGCCCGATCCTTGACCTCGGATCAACGAATCACGCCCCGGAACGCATCGCGGTCTGGGCCTACTGGCTCGCCCGTGACCAGTCCCGGTACGAACGGGACCTCACCGGCTGGAACCTCACCGTCGAATCGGCCCGGGTCGTCTCGGATGGCCGGTGGTCGGTCGAGTACGCGCCAACGGCGGGTGATCGGTGATGGGGGCCGAGGACGGGCCGGACCCCGGCCGGGACGCCATCCTCTACGCGAACGAGTTTCGCGTTGACACGATGATCGGGGAGGGGCCGGACGCCGGCCGGCGTTGCGCCATCATCCGCCTCGCTGGATGCAACCTCACCTGCGACGTGTGCGACCAACCGTCGACGTGGGGGCCGCACACGATGAGCCGGCCGGTACGCGTCGGCGTGCTCCTCGATCGTCTCGACCAGGCCGGGCGAACGTTCCCGATCGGCCGGGTCGTCATCACCGGTGGTGAACCGCTGATGCAACAGGAGGGGCCGGCGTTGCGGTGCCTCGTCGAGGGGTGCGTCGACGTCGGCCGGACGGTGTGCGTGGAAACCAACGGGACGATCACCCCGTGTCCGTGGCTGCGGGACCTCGACGAGTGCGGACGGCTCCGCTGGCGGGTCTCCCCGAAACTGTTCGGGGCCTTGGCGTCCGACCCCAGGCAGCGACGGGTGTACCCCCCCGCGCTGCGTTGGTTCACCCGTAGTCCGAACTCCGACTTCCTGTTCCCGTGCCAGGAGGTGACGGACATCGACGCGATCCGCCTGTTCTGCACCGACTATCACCTACACCCCGGCCGGGTGTGGGGGTACCCACTCGGAACGGAGTACACGGACGTCATCCGGGTCGGCCAGCAGTTGGCGCCATCGGTACTTCGTGCCGGGTTCAACATGTCGACCCGGCTAGGCATGATCATGATGGGTAGATAGACCACCAACTGACGGGAGGGGCCGTGGCAAGACTACGAGCGCTCCGCGACCCCTCCAGCATGAGCGACGCGGAACTGATGGCGGAGGCCGAGGCCCTCGAAGCGGCCGAGGACCACGCGTCGATGTCGGACCCGGCCGCGTTGCTCCGTCGGATCGTCCCGCGCTACCGGCTACGCCCCCACCTCGACGTGATCACCACCCAAATGAAACGGATCATGTCGGGGGAAATCGACCGACTATTGATCACCCTCCCCCCGCAGACCGGGAAGACGTTGACCGCCGTGGTCGGGGGAGCCGTGTGGTGGTTGGCGAACCGCCCGGACGCGAAGGTCATCATCGGGTCGTACGGTGATTCGCTGGCCGTGGACCGGGGCCGCGATTCGAAGCGCCTCATCGAGGAACACGGGCACCGGTTCGGATTGTCCCTCGCCCGTGGCTCCGAAGCCGTCCAGGACTGGCACCTCACCACCGGGGGCGGGGTCCTGTCAGTCGGGATCGGGGCCGGCGTGACCGGGAAGCCAGGCGACATCGCGTTCATCGACGACCCGCACAAGAGCCGGGCCGAGGCGGACTCGTTGCGGTTCCGCGACCGGGCGTACCGGTGGTTGAGCGCGGACATCATCAGCCGGTTGTCTCCCGGTGCCCCGATGGTCATGGTCATGACCATGTGGCACCCGGACGACCTGGCGGCCCGGGTCATAGCCGACGAGGGGACCACGGCGGAGGGGGGCCGGTGGGAGGTCGTGCGGATGCCGGCGTTCTGCGACGATCCCGCGCACGACCCGTTGGGTCGGAACCTCGGCGATCCGTTGCCGCACCCGAAGATTCGGGAGGGTGATGTCGCGCGGGCAACAGCCCATTGGCAGGACAAGCGCCGGGCGTCGACGGTGCAGGACTGGCACGCGTTGTACATGTGCGACCCGAAACCGGCCGAGGGTGCGCTGCTCACCCGTGACCTGTTGCGTGAGCGCCGGTGCTACACGAAGGGGTCGGCGTGTCATCCGTGCGACGCCGCGCCGGTCCGTGCCGCCGTGGCGGTTGACCCGTCCGGGGGCGGCCGGGACACGGCTGGGGTCGTCGGCGGATATCTCGGGTCGGACAAGCGCCTGTACCTGGTGCGCGACGCGTCCGGGGCGATGTCGTCGGATGCGTGGGCGCGGGCAGCGTGTGAAACGGCCGTGGACATCGACGCCGATCTGATCATCTTCGAGAAGAACTTCGGGGGTGACATGGCGGGTCGGATGATCCGAACCGCGTGGTCGACGTTGCAGACGGAGGAGCGGGAGGCGGCCCGGAACCGGGTGATGGACACGCAGGCGCACCTGACCGCGCGGGAGGTCGAACGGGCCGTCGACCGGACGACGCTGCGGTACGGCCGGATGTGCCCCCGGATCAAGGCCGTGACGGCGCGGAAGAACAAGCGGCTGCGGGCAGACCCGATCGCGCAACAGTGGGTCGAGGACCGTATCCGCACGGCCGCGTATCTGCCGGAGGTCGAGGAGGAGTGGGCGACGTGGCAGGAGGGATCGTCGGATTCGCCCGGCCGGATCGACGCGTCTACCTACCTGGCGTATGCGTTGCTGCCGATCCCGAAGAGCGGGTCGGGGGGTGCCGCCGCGCCCGGTGGTTCGCTGCCAACGACGGGTTCCTCGCCGCTGGACCGGGGATCGGGCGGCAGTGGTTTCGGGCCGCTGGCGCGGTAGCTGGTGGTGTCGCGGTGGTGGTCGGTTCAGCCGTCCGCGTTGGCCTGTTCGCGCATGGCCGCTGTCTCGTTCGTCAGCCGCTCGTGCATCACGGCAGCCGCAGCCAACAGCGGGGACGTTCGTGGAATGCCGTTCGTCTGGACGAGGAGGCCGCAGATCGTTGCGATGGTCTCGCCGTAGCGGTCCGGGCCGGCTATGGCTGCCGCCGCGCGCCGGATGACCGACGCTAGCGTGTCGTAGGTGTTCTCGTCGCCGGTTGTGCTGGGCGGGCCGACGTAGTCCTCGACAGTGATTTCCCCGCCACCGGTTTCGATGGTGAGCCTCACGCGTGCCATGTTGTTTACCTCCGTCGTTGCTCTTACGGTCGCTCGATCGTAGCAGCAGGGCAGGGTGATGGTTCCACTTGATTCCACGGTCGGATAGGACAATAATCCGCCGGCTGCGCCTATGATCACGGCATGATGCCGTCTGTTGCTGTGCTGGCGTTGTACGCCCTGGCGGTAACCCGGGTCACCACGTTGATCACTCATGATGAGATCACCCGTGCGGCCCGCGAGCATCTCATTGCGCGGTTTGACCCGTATCGTCGGGTGCATCGGATGCTGGTGTATCTCCTCGGCGCACCGGACGGTGACGCCATCGGCTGCCCGTGGTGCGTGTCCATCTGGGTCGGCGTGTTCACCGCGCCGATCATCTATTGGTGGTGGGCGGCCCCGATCGTCTCGATCATCGTGCTGGCGCTCGCCGTGTCGCAGGTAACCGGAATGATCTACGCATACGGGCGGCAATGATGATAGGTATCCGGCGTAGGAAGCGGCAGCTACGGGCGGTCAGCGAGGCGGACCCAGTCCTCCGCGCAGAGATCGATGGGCTGTTCTCGCCCCCGGTCCTGTGGCGGTTCCGGGGGGCCGACACCACCACGGCCCGGTTCCGGGAGATCATGACGGCGTCGGCGCGTCGCGCTATCGGTGACGGGCCGGCCGGTCGGTCGGTGACAGCGGCCGTGTCGCGCCTGTCGATGGACGGCGCGTCGTGGCGCTCGTACCGATTCGGCGATCGGGCGTGGCAGACGGACGCGTGGCGTTTGTACGACATCACCGGACAGTTGAGGTTCGTTGCGAACTGGGTCGGTAACTCCGTCTCGCGCTGCAACCTGTACGTCGCCAAGGCCAAACCGGACGGGTCCCCCGGCGAACGCGTCGAAACCGGTCCGGTAGCGGAACTCGCCTCCGGGCCGCTCGGTACCGGAGACGCGAAGGCCGAGGCACTGCGCCTCCTCGGAATCGACCTATTCGTTCCCGGCGAGGCGTACGTGGTAGCCCAGTCCGGGGGCGGGGAGGACGGCGAAGACCTCTGGTGGGTCGTCACATCGAGGCAGATCAAACGACAGGGCGACACGATCACGGTCAGCCGTTCCCCGGTGCACGGGGGCGGGACCATGGAGTACCGCGAGGGCATCGACCTGATCCTCCGGGTGTGGACACCGCACCCGGCCGACACGTCCGAACCCGACTCGGCGACCCGGTCCGCGATCCCGGACCTCCGCGAGATGGAGGCGCTGCGGAAACGCGAGTTCGCCGAGTTGGACTCCCGGCTGTCCGGGGCCGGCGTGTTCGCGATCCCCGAATCGTTGGAACTCCCCCGGGGAGACGACGACCCGGCCGGGGCCGCTGGGTTCTCCGCGCTCCTCGGCCGGGTCATGTCCCGGTCGTTGCGGGACCGGTCGTCAGCCGAGGCCATGGTGCCGATCATCATCACCGGCCCCGGCGACGATATCGAGAAGATCCGACACATCACACTCTGGTCGGAACTGTCCGAACAGATTGGGACGATGCGGGAAGGCGCCCTCCGGTCCCTCGCCCAGTCGCTGGACATCCCGCCCGAGGTCCTGATCGGGTTGGGTTCGTCGACGAACCACTGGAACGCCTGGGCGATCAGCCGCGAGGCCGTACAGATCCACATCAAACCGGTGTTGACCCGCATCGCAGCGGCCCTCACCACCGGCTACCTCGCACCCGCGCTCGAAGCGATGGGCGAGGACCCGAACGGCTACCTCTACGCGTTCGACACCTCGCCATTGACCACGAACCCCGACCGTTCCGGGGACGCCAAGGACCTCCACGACCGTATGCTGTTGTCAGACGCCGTAACCCGGGCCGCGTCGTCGTGGTCCGACGGGGACGCCCCCTCCCCAACCGAGCGCTCCGTGCGACTCGTCGAGAAACTCCTCCTCACGTCCCCCGACGCGGTCCTGTCCGACCCGACCCTCCGGGCGCTGATCGGACTACCCGAGGCCCAAACGGTCGCGGCACCGGCCCCCACAACCCCCACGGGCACGGAGGAGACACCGCCCCCCGTCGAGGAGGAGGAAACCCTCCCCGAAGAAACCGAGGTCGAGGAGGAGGAGGGCGGAGAGGGCCAGGGGCCGCCACCGGCCGGACCACCCACGGCACCACCTGGATTGTCGTTCGCGGCACAGTTGGCGATCCGACGGGCGCTCGGCCTCGCCGGAACCCGCCTCGTCCCGCACTCGAAACGGCCGACCGGGGTACCCGCCTACCAGTTGCACGTTCATCACGGGCCGGTGGTCGGATCACAGAAGATCGCGACGTTCCTCGCCGGATCCTGGCGGGACGAGTTCGCGGGGGTCGGATCGGCGTTCGGGGTAGACGACCGGTTGTTCGTCGCGCTGGTCGAGGAGCACTGCCGTGACCTGTTGGTCCGTGGAATCGCCTATGACCCCGTCGACGTCGATACCCTGTTCGCGGCCCCGGCGACCATCAACCGGCTACGGGTGATCTCCTGTGGATGACATGTGGTCGTTGGAGTACGCCCGGACCGTGCCGGGTGCGATGGTCAACGCGGTTGGGGACGTGTTCTACCCGGACGGCCCCGAGGACGCGGCGTGGTTCGCGGTAGAGCACGAAGCGTGGGTGATCACCGGCGCTGACACGGGGCCGGTGTGGGACGGCGAGGGAACCGACCCGTGGCTGGTTCCCCGGATGGAGGCAGCGGCGGAGGCCGCCGTGGCGGAGGCCGCGATCCGTGAGGCCCTGTGGGTCGAGTTGTCTGGGTGGCTGGTGACGGTGTCCCGCGCGGTCCTCCACACGGCGCTCCCCGACCCGTTGGCCGTGTTCTCGAAGTCCCCAGCGTGGGCTGCCGCCGTGGACCGGGTCGTTCGGGGTCCGGTCCGGGACGCGGTCGGTGCGGCCTACCAGACACTGCTGGGACCCGGGTTCCGATTCGATTCGCGTCCGGCCGTGGTCGAGCACCTGGCGACGGTGTCCAACCGGATGGTTCGCACCGTGGACTCGACGTTTGATCTCGTCGCCCGGCAGGTGTCGATCGGGGCGAACCTCGGCGAAAGCGCGGCGGAGATCGCGGACCGGGTCGACGGGGTGTTGTCGACCACCCGCACGGAGCGCTGGCCGAACCGGGCGACCGTGGTCGCGCGGACGGAGACGATGGGGGCGTTGAACGCCGGCCGGCAGGATGCGTTCGCGGCCGTGGCGGAGGAGTTGGCGAAGCCGTTCGAGCAGATGTGGGTGGCGACGATGGACAAGCGGGTTCGCCACACCCACCGGCGCGCGGACGGGCAGCGGGTACCGACGGGGCAGCCGTTCATCGTTGGTGGCGCGTCGCTGCGGTTCCCCGGCGACCCCATGGGACCGGGCAAAGAGGTCATACAGTGTCTACCGGGAACTACCATGGTCGACTATCGGGCTATACGTTCCGTTATGAGACGTTGGTACGACGGTGATGTTGTCACGATCCGGTTTGCCAGTGGCGACGATCTCACCATTACACCGAATCACCCGGTATTGCGGGCCGATGGGAGATGGGTTTCCGCTGGTCTCCTCAACGAAGGAGATCACTGCGTTCGCTGTGGTTTCCGTCGGGACGATTCCGGAGCACCAGACGAAGATGGTGGACCATCCGAGATCGGCGAGGTCTACCGTTCGGCGTGCGAGTACCAGACGGCGAATCGGATAGCCCTCTCCCCACCAGACCTCCACGGCGACGCGCCCAATGGCGAGGTCGATGTTGTAGCCGTACACGGCGGTTTGCGTTTCGACGGTGATCCCGCACGCGAGGAGGAGATCGACAAGTTCGGCCTCACCCTTGCCGACTTTGCGTGTTCGTGTCGTGGCGGTACTGATGGTGGGTTGTTCACGGTCAGGATTCCTCTTAGCGAATCTGACGCCGGACTTGCGTCGTTCGGCGTTCGCCGGTGCCGTGAGGAGACGGCGGGCCTCGACGTCGGTTCGTCCCATTCTGATTCTGTTGGCCTCACTTCTGGTACGGATGGTGATTCCAGCGGCCTTGAGACGACGGATGATGGTCGGTCGACTAACACCGGTTGCTGCCGCGATCGCGAGGACGCTGTCGCCGTTGTTGTATCGGGCGATCACGTCGGCCGTGTCGATGTTGACGCCCGTGGCGAGTCGTCCGGCTTCGGACGCGGTTCGGATTCTGGTACCTACGGCCCGGAGGTTCTTGGTGATGGTGTCCGGGGTGTATCCGAGTTCGGTTGCGAGTTCGACGGTGCTGGCACCGTTTTCGTAACGACGTCGGAGATCGTTTCGATCGATCGGCACGCGTTCGCGGGTCATGTGTTCAACCTCGACACTGGAGTTGGGTGGTACACCGCCAATTGTATACCAGTAAGAAATTGCCGGTGCACCACGATCCTTTTGGAACCGGGGGAGAATGTTGATCTCACGCATCGTCAGTTCAAGAATCACTAGCGTTAGGGGCTAGGTATGGGTACCGGATGGCGGGGCATGCTCGCCCCCCTCGACGTGTCCACCGGGGACGGCCGGCGTTTCCTGTCGTCCGGGGTGTCGTCACGGCAGTTGCCGTTGCCGTTGAAGTGGCAACGGGCGGACACCGAGGGTCATGACAACTCGGTGATCGTCGGATCGTTGGAACGGATCGAGTACGGGACGGTCGCGGAGGCGATCGACGCGGGATGGATCGACGCGAAATGTGTCAAACCATCCAAGTTCTCGAAGGACCTGCGCGCAGCGTGGGGATTCGGACAGATGTTCGACGACATCAACCCCAACGACATGCCTCGCCTCCACGAGGACGTCATGGAGTCGAAACACCTCCTCGGCCAACAGGTCATCGGACCGTCGGTCGACGCGGGATCCTGCGAGGCCGTGATCGCCCTCAAGGGATCCGACGAGGCCCTCACCGAGGAGCAGTTCGACGAACTGTTCTGGGGCGAGGGATCGGAAGACGTCGAACTCGAACTCCTGTTCACCGAGTACCAGATCGCGGCAGCGACGTTGGTTCCCATCCCGGCGTTCGCCGAGTGCCGGCCGTTCCAGTTGCTCGCCGAGGAGACGATCACAGCCGCTGTCCGGAAGACCGGCTGGTCCGACATGCCCCTCGCCGAACGTGACATGGCTTGGGACGGCACGGCCGCCGAGAAGCGGATCGCCGATAACGCCGGCATCGGGGGCGACAACCCCGACTGGGGCCGGTACGCGCAGGCGTTCCTCTACCAGAACGACGACGCGAACCCCGAGACCAAGGGGGCGTACGGTTTCCAGATCGCGGACATGGTCGACGGAACCCAGCGAATCATCCCCCGGGCCGTGTTCGCCGTTGCCGGCGTTCTCCAGGGCGCCCGTGGTGGAACCACGATCCCCCAGGCAGACCAGGACGCCATGAAGGGTGTGGTCGAGGGGTTGTACAACCGGATGGCGGACGAGTTCCAGGACGACACGATCGTTGTTCCGTGGGCGGAGGAGACCGCGTCACTCATCGCGGCCGTCACAGCCGCTGCCGGCGTGGCGCTCGGCTACGACCCGGCCCTGTTCGACAACCCGAACCTCAACACCATCACCCCGATCACGGTCACCGACGACGGCCGGGTGTTCGGACACGTAGCGACCCACGACGTGTGCCACGTTGGCATGCCCGGGATGTGCACCACGGCCCCCGTCGACGACGACGGGTACGCGATGTTCCACCGGTACCGGCCGGAGGGTTTCCCCGTCCCGGTCGGCCGGATCACCACCGGGGGCGGGAAGTTCGGCTGCACCTGCCGGCAGTGCGCGGGAAGGAACGACGACCACGCGTGCCTCAAACTGTCGCTCGGTGGGGCGATCGCACACCACGACCGGCTGTCGACCGTCGCCTGGGTGCGTGCCGGGGAGGACACCCGGTTGAACGCCGTGTGGGTCTCCGGGGTCGCGAATCCGGCCGCGTCGGTCGAGGACCTCGCCGCGTTGTCCCGGCAGAAGGTGTCGGGTGACTGGCGACCAACCGGGGGGAAACCGGAACTCGTCGAGATCCTCGCCCTCGCCCGTGAGGAGCCGGGTTTCCCACTGCCACGGTTCCGGGTCGCGGCCGGGCAGGTTGCCGCGCTGACCGCCGCTGGTGTGGTACTACCGTCGGGGGGCGAGACGCCCGATGGGATGACCATCGATTACGAGCGGTTGGCGGACCTTCTCGCCGGGCGTCTCGCGTCCCATCTTCGCCCGGTGGTTCCCCCGGCCGGTGGAGACGAGACCGCCGTGACGGCCGCTGACACCACACCACCCACCGTTGATGATGATGTTGTACCCGGCCTGCTCGGGGAGGTTGACGACGCGGTGAACGCCGGGGTCGCGATTCGTCTCCGGGCCGAACTCGACGAGGTGTTCTGATCATGTGTTGTGGTAACAAGGTGGTCGCGAACCAGCAGGCCAAGGCCGAGTCGGCTACGACGTGGAAGGTCGTTGACGCGTCCGGGAACGTCGTGTCGACGAAGACCTCCGAGATCGCGGCGAAACTCGCCGCCGCTCGGATCGGTGGAACGGTCACGCAGGGATAGCGTGCGTACGCGAAGACGGGGCCGCATCCAGATTCCGGGTGCGGCCCCGTCGACGTTGGCCTATCGCGTAGGCCACGCTACGACGTCCGTGACCGGCCCGGCGATCACATTCAGGTCAACGGTCACGTGGTCCGGGTACGAGTACGCGGCAGCGTTCAACTCGTCGGCCGTCATGGCAAGGAGCCGATTGGCCTGCGTCGACGGATCACCCGGTAGTCGCAGCCCGTCACGGTGGTAGCCAATGAACCCGGAATGGTAGGCGCGTGGTGTCCACGGGTAGACAACGCCCGTTCCGCTGGCCTCGACGAGCCGATCGAGTAGCCCATCTTGTTCCGCGTTCGCCTTCGGTAGTTGACTATAGGGAAACGCGACCCGGCAATATCCGATCGGGTTTCTGAAATAGCCTGGTACCAGGTGTTTCCGAATCGCCTCCAGCCGGTCTGGCCGGAATGACACACCAAGCGATTGGTACCTGGGCGCCAATGACACACGTCCCGGATGTGGTTCGGGGCTCGGGCCGCATTGTAGAAACATTTGTGCCTGGCACGCCGATACCGCGAACGCGTCGGGGACTAGCGCGTGCGCCTGGTCGTGGAATTCGAAGTACCCATTGGCGATGAATACGTCTTCCTCCACCAGGTGGATCAAGTCCGGTGTGGGGTGATGGTCCATCGCGTGTTTGTACATGCACAACAGGTTGTGTGAATTCCCGGCGTACGGGTGGCTATCGACGAGGATCTCGTACCGTCCTGGCCACTTCGAAGACCACCGTTGAGCGACGGTCATGGAATCCTGGTCGTATCCGCGATCGAGGGCGACCCACACCAACAGGTCGGGCCGGTCGCATGCGAACAACCGACGGAGGCACGCCTCCAGGAACCCAGCCCGCTGCCATCCGGGAACGATCACGATCTGCATCAAACGGCCCCGAAGCGAGCGATGAGGACCCCGGTCATGTACCCCCCGGCCTCGCGTTGCGTCATCTCGTACAACACGCCCTCACGGTCGAGCCACGGGACCAACTTGTGTCCCTTGACCACCAGCGCCGATTCGAGGTCGACGTCATCGACGATGAGGATCCCCGGCCGTCCGAGCATCGTCGACGCGATCAGCCACTCGTCGAGGATCAACTGCGCGTCGTTGTCGGAGTCCAACAACACGACGTCGAAACGCCGGCCCTCGGCCGCGAGGCGCGTCAACACCTGGATCGAGTGGCCCTGGACGAGTTCCACGTGCTGACGGAGGCCGCGTTCCGCCAGGACCCGTTCGGCGGTTGTCACGTCCAGGTCGATGGACGTGACCGTTCCGCCGTGGTCGCGGACGTGTTCGGCGAGCGCTATCGTCGACCAGCCATCACCGGTCCGGTACTCGTCGCCTTGCCCCCGGATCGTTCCGGTCTCGACGATGGTCACCTCGCCCAGTGTGGCGAGTTCATTCCGAATGATCCCCTGGAAGTCCATGCCTCTCACAATTCCGCTAGTAGTTGCAACGCCCTGGTCTTGAACGCGTCATTGCGCGCGTGGAACCGTGCGCACGCGCCAGCACCCATGTTCGCCCGTTGTTCCGGTGTCATGTTGGCGACGGTACGGACGGCCCCGGCGATTCCACGCGCGTCGACGCGCCATGTCGTTGCGAGCCCATGTCTGCTCTTCGCCACCGGTGGTACGAGCATTCCGACGTCCGGGGTGATGTGCTCTGACATCGGTGACGCCTTGGTGGTGACGACAACGCCACCGACGGACATGCCCTCGGCGATGTAGTGTCCCCATCCCTCCGTCTCCGATGGGCACACGTGGATCTGTGCGCGGTTCAGTTCGCGCGCTAGTTGGTCTTCGTCGAGCCGGCTGAGGAGCCGCACACCGGCGGGTACGTCTAGGTGATCATTGGAGATGACCGTCAACGGGGGAAGGTCCGGGCTGGTCGCCCATGCCTCTAACACGGCGCTGGTGCCCTTGAGTGTCGACTTGCCGCGTAGGTGCACTGCGGCGAGTTCCCTCGGAACGTCGGGGTCGCACATGTCCCGGGACATGAACCCGGTGTAGACGCTTTTCCGTAGCCCGAGTTGGTGTGTGAATATGGTTTGGGCTTCTTCCGATTTGGTCCACAGTTGGGTGCAGGCGTGTAGCCCAATTGTCCATTGGCGTTGAAACCATTCGATGTTGAATATGCCAACAGTTTTGTTCGCGTAATACATCAGCCGTGGATTCCACAATTCGAGGAAGATCGCTATGTCGTGACGCGGCATTGACGGCTGTCGCCAGTCAACCCACGACACGTCATACCCCGCCTCGGTGAGGATCCCATCGAGAAGCCGCATGTCACAGGTCAATCCAACGCCGTTGTCGCGGCTCACCAGCGCCACACTCTTACCCATCAACGCAGGGTACCTCCCTCGCGGCTCGGTAGATCAACACCTGGGTGAGACCCTATGCCCGGTAACCGCCACGTGCCATGATCTACACATGTGGCAGGTTGCGATCCCAATCGTTCCGGCTAGAGGGTGAGATCGTGAGTTTAGTTGTGATCGTCCCATCACGGGGCCGTCCCCATTCCGTTGCCGGGCTCGCCGAGGCGTTCGTCGGCACCACGCACGACCGGGACACCCGACTCTGGATCGCCGTTGACTCCGACGACCCGGACCTCGGCCGGTACCGGGACGCGGTTGACCGGGTCGACGATCCACGGGTCACGGTGACGGCGGTCCTCGGCGGGTACATGTCGGTAGCCCTCAACGAGGCCGCTACGGCTGCCGTGGGCGACCCCACCGTTGACGCCGTGGGCTTCATGGGCGATGACCACCGACCCCGCACCGGGGGCTGGGACATCGCGTACCGGTCCGCCCTGGCGGAGATGGGAGGGGCCGGGATCGTCTATGGCGACGATGGGTTGCAGTCCGAGGCGCTACCGACCCAATGTGCCATGTCCGCGAGCATCGTGCGGACACTCGGCTGGATGTGTCCGCCGGTTCTGCGGCACCTGTGGATCGACAACTTCTGGTTGGACCTTGGTCGGGCCGCTGGATGCCTACGGTACCTACCCGGCATCGTGGTCGAGCACATGCACCCGTACAACGGCAAGGCCGAGATGGATGCCGGATATGAGCGGGTCAACTCCACCGAGATGATCGACGCTGACAAGGCCGCGTACGAACGGTACGTGGCCAAGTGCCTTGATCGTGACGTCGAGATGGTGAGGGCGCTCCGTGGCTGAACATCGTCTCCACGATCCCGCCGTGGTGCCAGAGTGCACGACCCGGCAGTGGTACGCCGGCCGGGAGCACGCTCCGCACCTGGAGCAGCCGACCCACCGGGCGCGGCTGCTCGCAGCGGCATCTGCTGTCGTCGAGGCTGGGCAGATGCTTGGCGCGTCCACCGTCGTTGACCTCGGGGCCGGGGATGGTGGTCTCCTGTCGCTCCTCGGGCCGGGTCTCACCGGTTGGGGGTATGACCTGCAACCGACCAACGTCGCAGCGGCGCGGAACCGTAACGTCGACGTGAAACTCGCCGATATCACCACCGATCCGATCGTGTGGGGTGAAATCGTGGTAGCGACCGAGTTACTGGAACACCTCCGCGACCCCCATGGGCTGGTGATCCAAGCGGCACGTCACGGCCGGGCGCTGGTCTGCTCGGCGCCATGCGAGGAAACCCGCGAGTCGCACTACGAACACCACGTGTGGGCATGGGACCAGACAGGTTTCGCGGCGATGATCACCAACGGGGGTTGGCGGATCGTACGCCACGGCACCGTGTCAGCCACCCAGATCGTGTTGGCGGTACCGGAGAGACGGGAGTGGGGATGCGTTCGTTGAGGGCGATGGTCACCGGCGATTCCGGGTTCATCGGACGGCATATGCGGGTCGCGCTGGAACGGCGGGGCTGGGACGTGGTCGGTTGTGATCTGAGGACCGGCAGCGACGCGAGGGACGTGTTCCTGTCCGACGACAACGTCTATGACCTGGTGGTGCATTGCGCCTACCACGTCGGGGGCAGAGCGGCCATCGACGGTGAACCCCGGCTCCTGGCCGCGAACCTAGAACTGGACGCGCGACTATTCGACTGGGCTGTTCGCACCGGACAGCGGCACGTGTTGTACTACTCGTCTTCTGCCGCGTACCCGATCCGCCTCCAGGAGGCTACCGCTGCCGTTCGGATCCTTGGTGGCGACTACGACCGCAGCCGGCCGTGGGTACCCCTTGACGAGGACATGATCGACAATCGGGCGTTGGAGCAGCCCGACGCGCGTTACGGATGGGCGAAACTGACGGGTGAGCGGCTTGCCGAGTCAGCACGGCTCTCCGGTCTCCGCGTACACGTCGTCAGACCATTCAGCGGCTACGGCGAAGACCAAGACCTGACCTACCCATTCCCAGCGATCCTCCGCCGCGTCCTCACCGGCGAACTGTCGGTATGGGGACCGCCCGGACAGTACCGGGACTGGGTCCACGTCGATGACGTGATCGGCTGTTCCCTCGCCGTCATAGACCAGGACGTTGACGGGCCGGTGAATATCTGCTCCGGTGTTGGGGTCGAGATGGGTGATCTCGCGGTTCGTATGGCTGGGATCGCCGGGGTCGCGGTTCCGGGCGAGGTGACCTACCTGCGAGATCGGCCGACGGGTGTCATGGTCAGGGTCGGATCACCAGCCCGGATGGTCGAGATCTACCGGCCGACGGTTGACCTTGACGAGGGAATCCGTAGGGCGATCGGGGACCGGCGATGATCCTTCCTCCGGAGCGGCACCAGATCGAGGCAGGGATCGTGCCGTTGGAGCACGTTCGGAGTTCGCTCGACGTCGCGTCGATCACCGTGTTCGCCCTTGTCGGATATATGACCAATAATGGGATTCCGATGGATGCTCGGATCACGGCCGACACGTTCCACGACCAGCCGTTCCTCGAACTCACCTGGGAGCCGCCATCGTGACCGTGTGGGTCGTGATCCCCTGGCGTGCCGGCTGCCCCTACCGGGAGGCCGCGTTCGACTATGTGACCCGGTGGTGGTCCCGCACCTACCCGGACTGGCCGGTTGTGGTCGGCCCGTGGCCGGAGGAATGGGGGCCGTGGCGGAAGGGCTGCGCGGTACGCAACGCCGGTGTCCACCCAGGGCCTGACGATGTGGTCGTCGTGTCGGACGCGGACGTCATCCCGGTGGGGGTCGGGGAGGCCGTTGAATCGGTTGGTTCCGGGGGTTGGGGGCGTCCCGTGGCCAGGTGGGCTATGCCGTTCCGGATGGTCCACCGGTTGTCCCGGGCCGGATCGGAACTGGTCACGTCGGGGCGGCTTGGGTTGCCGGACGGGCCGGTTCCGAAGATGCCCGGGGTGATCGAGGAGTCGTATGTGGGGTCGGCCGGGGGCGGGACCGTGGTGTTACGGGGCGATGTGTTCAACGCGGTTCCGATCGATCCGAGGTTCGCCGGGTATGGGCAGGAGGACCTGTCGTGGTCCCTCGCGCTACACCGGTTGGCCGGTGCGCCAACGATGCGCTCGGCCCCGTTGTGGCACCTGTGGCACCCGCCCCAGGAACGTATGCGCCGTGGTGCGACGGTGTCCCGGGGGGTTGGATCGGAGGCGGGGCTGCGGTTGTGGCATCGGTACCGGCAGGCGACCACGCCGGCTGTGATGCGTGTCCTCCTCGCGGAGACTGGGGACGAGTTCATACGGTTGATGGGAGATGTGGATGTTAGTGCGTGTTGAGGTGGAGTTCGATGACACGGTGATGTCGATCGTTCAGCAGGACGTGTTGTCGTACTCCAGGGATGTGTGTTCGGGGGCCGCAGTCCTCGCGATGGGCCGGTGTGCGGGTCTGATGATCGCGGCCCTGGGCGCCGGGTCCCGGACGTCTACCGAGGTGCTGGTGGAGGAGTTCCACGAGGCCGTACTCCGGGCGTCCCGGAGCACGGCCCCAGGTTCGACTCACACCTGCGATGGGGTCGCGTGTTGTTGATCGTTAGCGGGTCGCTGTGGTGCGGCCCCGTGCCCGTTGGAGTGCCGGGATCTGTGCGAACAGGTCCCGTGCCCGTGTCGGGGCGGACGTCGCGGGGGCGATCGTCGGCCCGTCCGGGGTCGCCCCTCGGCGTTCCCCCTCGCAGCACGCGCAGGACCCGGCAGGTTGGCCAGGGTGACGTCCGCAGTCGTTCTTGGGGTCCTTGGGTGGGGCTGGTACGAACACGGCGCCAGGGATCCACCAGGGGCCGCGAGCGATGATGCGTTGCGGACCGGCCGTGGTCGGCCCGTACGTCTTGCCCTCGGCGAGTTCGATGATGACCTGGTAGGCGACCGGGGCGGGTAGTCCATCGGTGATCGCCTGCCGAATCGCTGCCCGGACGACTTCCGGTTTCCAGGTGGGTTGGTGGCGGATCGCGTCCATGATCGCTTTGGTTTCCTCGTCGGAGGTTTCCTCCCCCCCCGTTTTGGGGTCGGCTACGACGGTGGGTGCCGGTGGTGCGGGGGGTAGGGGGGAGTTCTTCTTGGTACTTCTTAAAGCAGGTACTTCTTCCTTTAACGACGGCTGGTTAGGGCCTAAAGATCCGTCGATGGTGTGACCTGCGGAAACGTTGTCTTTCCGCTGCTCGTCACCGTTGACGTGTTCACCATCGACGGAACCACCATCGACGGTGGATCCGTCGATGGTCGGGATATCACCGGCGAACGGGTCGAACCCCTTCGGGCGGGCCTTCATGAATACCCTCCACTCCCAACGGAACCGGCCGTGTCCCATGTTGACGCGTCGGGTGTACAGGTACCGCTTGTCGCGGAGGCCCTTGAGGATCGACGAGATCTTGTCGCGTCCCAGTTCGGGGGCGAGGTCGTTGATGCCAGCCCGGGACGTGTTCCACTGCCGGCCGGTTCCGGGGCGGAGGGTGAGGAGCGCGGCGAGCATGCCGCGTTCGTGGAGGGTGAGTCCGGCGTAGTCGTCCTCGCCCCGGTGGAGGGCGTTCGGGGATATCAGGAAGTGGTCGGCGAGGGACTCGGTGATGATCCCGATCTCGATGTCGGACGTGGTCATGATCACGGTTCCTTTTGTGCTAATGGAACCGAACAAGGTACGATCCGTGTGCGTGTTGCGGACCTACGAGGTTCGGTTTCCGGCCCGTCACCGGTTGGCCCCGGGGACGGGCCTGATTATTGACCTCTACCGGATTGCTGGTCGCGGCGGGTATGCTTGCCGTGGTGAGTGTTTCGCGGCGCTCATTCCGCCTTCTGCGTCGGCGGTTGTGTGTTGACGAGAGAGCGTCACCCTCCGTGGTTGGGGGTGACGCTTTCGTCGTTGGTGGCACCGTTGGCCCGGTTACGGGCCTTGCGGAGGCGGATGGACAGGTACGACGGGTTCATCCCGAGGTGCTCGACGATCCGCGACTGGGTGCCGCGACCGTCGGGGCCCGCGGCGTCGATGATGTCGAGGATCCTGTCATCCCGCCGTTCGGATGCGCTGCAGAGCATCTCCCGATATGCGGCCTGGGCCGCGACGATGTCCCTACGGGCCTTCTCCCTGACCGCCTCGTACTCCGCGACGATGTCGTCGAGTTCGGCGATCTCTGCGTCGTCGAGGCCGCGCCGGTTCGGTGTGTGTTCCATGCCGACAGGCTATGTCCCTTGATCGGGGAACACAACTTTGTTCTCCTGCATTTAGCAGCACACAGAATATCGTGACCAATCTTCAAGATCGTGATACTTTGCCGGTACAGGTCAACTCCCCGGTGCTGCCACGGTCCGGCCGGGTCGAGGGACCGACATCGACACGCACCGGTGCCGCCGCGGTCCGGCCGGGCGTTCCCTAACACTGCAAAGGCAGACGATCATGGGATACGAGTTCCCGTTCGCGGTGCCGGAGGATTTGTCCACCGCGACCGACGACGAACTGACCACGCTACTGACCAGCGTCCGCGAACACGCCGGAACGTTCTCCGGCGTCACCCCAAACCGCGACGTCATCGACGCCCTCACCGCATGCCGCGACCTCGCACGCAGCGTCACCGACACCCTGTCCGTGCGCAGTGAGGCACGCGCGCTCGCCGCCGACATCGACACCACCACGGCCCCGGCCCCGGCCCAGGCGGCGGCGGCGGCCGACGCCGACGGTGGTGGCGCTTCCGACACCGACGCCGACACCGACGAGGGCGGCACCGACGCCGACGAGGGCGGCACCGACGCCGACGGGGGCGGTGCCGTCACGGCTGCGGCGAAGACCCGGAACCCGTCCGTCCGCGACATCGCCGCCCGACGCGCCGGAACCCCCGACCTCCCCGACAACATCCTCCACACCACCGTGACGATGCACGCGGCAGCCGACGTACCCGGCCGGTTCTCCACCGGCCAGACCCTCGAAGGGTTCGGCGACGCGGTCAAGGCCCTGTCGTACCAGGTCGACCGGTACCCCCGGGCGCGCGATGCGGGCGCCACGATCGTCCGCAGGGGCGCTGACATCGAGACGATGATCGTCGCCGAGGACGGAACGGCACGATTCGAGATGCGGACCTTCACCCGTCACGGCGGGGTCGAGTTCCGGCGGCAGTTCCCGAAGGAACTTCGCGTTCCGGACGGTGCCGACGGGTATCCGGTCGCGCAGTTCGCGGCGTCGGAGCGGCGCCTCCCGGGCGGTTCCCTCGCCGCGTCGTTCGCACAGCAGGTGAAGGGCGGCCGGCCGATCACGGCCGCCGCGGGATGGTGCGCGCCGTCCGAGCCGATCTACGACCTGTGCGAACTGTCGACGCTCGACGGCATCCTCGACGTCCCGGAGCTCCAGACCGAGCGGGGCGGTTGGCAGATCCCGACCGGCGGCGGCCCCAACTTCGCCACCGTGTGGTCCGGGATCGGCAACTCCGGCACCACGCACCTCACCGAGGCGGAGGTGATCGCCGAGTCGCCGTCGAAGTACTGTTTCGACATCCCGTGTCCGGGATTCACCGACACGCGTCTGGGTGTCGACTACTTCTGTCTCACCGGGTCGTTGCTGCAGCGTCGCGGGTATCCAGAGGTTGTGCGGTGGTTCAGCAACCAGGCAATGATCGCCCTCCCACACAAGATCAACATGGGTTTCATTGCCGCGATCGTCGCCGCGTCCGGCGCCGCCACGGTCATCCCGACCGACGCGACGTGTGACGACGCGATCTCCAGCCTCCTCGGCGCCGTCGACCTCGCCATCGCCGACGCCAAGTACCGCAACCGCATGGCATTCAACGGCACCCTCGAGGTCGTGCTGCCGATGTGGGTCCTGACGCAGTTGCGCGCGGCCGGCACGCGCCGTACGGGCGTCGACATGGTCGGGATCACCGACGCGCAGATCGTCGAGTGGTTCACGATCCGTAAGGCCGTGCCGCGGTTCGTGTACGACTGGCAGGACGCGTTCAGCGGCGTGTCGGCCGGTCCCGGTGGCGCCACCCCGCTGTCCGCCCTTCCCCTCACGGCCGACTTCCTGATCTACCCGGCCGGCACGTGGGTCAAGGCGGTGCAACCGGTCGTATCCCTGGACACGGTGTACGACTCGACCAAACTCCTGACGAACGAGTACACGGCGATGTTCGTCGAGGACGGCTGGGCGGCGCTGCAGATGTGCCCGCTCTCCCGCCTCTACACCACCTCGGTCGACCCGGGTTGCATGTGCATCTGCGCCCACTCCTGACCGTCGACCCCGGTCGACATGAAGGGAGGTGAGCGACCATGGTGATCACGCCACCGCAGGTGGTGCCGCCACCGCAGCCCCTCGGCCTCCGCTACGGACTCCTGAAGGTTGCGGGCCCGATCGACCTGCCAACCCACGCGCTGGCGGGCGGGATCGTATACGAACCGGTGTCGTGCGGATTCGCCAGAACATACGCGACGCTGTGTCACACCGATGAACGAATCGAACAAAAGGAGTTTGACCCGGACGACACGCCCATCACTCGCGAATCGTTCGTGATCTACGCGTCCCTCGCCTGCGGAAGCGCCGGGAAGACGTCGGCGGACCTCGAAGCCAAGGTGCGCCGACGGCTGGCCAACGGCGAACAGTCCCAGGCGGAGGCCGGAATGGCGACGATCCTCGCCGCCGGTGCCACCCCGCTGATCCCACCGGGACTAACCCTCGCGGACACGGTCGGCGAACTGGAGCAGTGGCTATACGGATCCGACGTGTTGCCGGCCCCGGCCGACGCGCAGTACGGAAACGTCGGCTACCTCCACGCCTCACCGCGGATCGCCGCCCATGCGATGGACGCGGACCTCATCGTTCCCGACGGTCCGCTCCTGCGTACCCGCATGGGCACGATCTGGTCGTTCGGCGGCGGATACCCGGACGACGGCACCATCTACATCTCGGGCAACGTCACCGTGTGGCGGGCCCCAGACGTGTTCGTGTCGCCGCCACAGCAACTCCTCAACCAGGCAACGAACCAATATCATCTGATAGCGGAACGTGAATATGTGGTGTCGTACGACTGCGTCGCCGCATCCGCCATCTACAACTGGGGCATCCCAACATGACGATCATCATCAAGGACGTCCCGGGACTGACCACCCGCGAACTCCTCGACGCGCTCATGGACATCACCGGTTCGGTCACCACCGGACACGGCGGGTTTGTGGTCGAGGAGGAGGTAGCCGAGCAGTTCCTCTCGGCCTACCTCGTCGCATCCGGGCAACGACCCGCCACGGCCGGTACGCCGGCCGTGGCCGGGCCGCCCGATGGTCCATCCAGGGACGTCGACGCACCCGGGCCGGAACCGGCCCGGACGACAACCCGCCGTGCGGGCAGACGAAAGGAGGCGTAGTGGCAACCTGCGTGAGTTACCTGCAAGGACTCGTGATCCGGGCGACGAAACTGGACACGTGCGGAGCCCCGGTCGCCGGCACGTGCTCCACCGTGACCAGCAAAGGCTTCATCTCGATGGAGATCGAGGCCGACGAGGCGAGCGGAAACGAGATCGCCCCGACGCTCGCCGACGGCACACGCTGCTACTACCACCTGACCCCGAAGCAGCTCAACGGCATCAAGGTCAACATCGAGTTGTGCCAGGTCGACCCGGAACTCGTCAACCTGGTAACCGGATCGCCGCTCGTCGTCGACGACACGTCACCGACCCCGGCGTCGATCGGGTTCACCACCGACAGCGCGGCGTACGGCCTCGCCAACGTCGCCATCGAGTTGTGGATGAACATCGCCGGTGGCGGCTGCTCGTCCGCATCCGGGCGCAAGTGGGGTTACTACCTCCTGCCCTGGCTGCACCAGGGAACCGTGGGGAAGCCCACGGTCGAGAATGACGCGGTCAACTTCACGATCAACGAGGCGATCACGCGGGACGGCAACCAGTGGGGTGTCGGCCCGTACAACATCCAGAACACCGCCCTCGGCGTCCCCTCGCCGCTCTTCACGGCGCTGTCCAGCACGGCGCACGACCTGCTCATGCCCGTCAACCTTGCACCGCCGAGCGCGGTGTGCGGCTGCCAGACCCTCGTCATCCCAACCTGACCGAAACCCCGGGCCGGCCCCACATCCGTCGGGGCCGGCCCGGCGATCGGAGGTCCCCGTGGCGCTTCCCATCGACGTCAACACGTGGCGACGCGCCACCCTCAACACCTTCTGAGGAGCACCACCATGACGATTCGCCTCCCGGTCGCGTCGCGGAACGCCGCAGCCGACGCGATAGCCGCGCGGACTGATGCCGGTGCCGGCTCGGGCCTCGTGCGGGTCTACACCGGTAGCCAGCCGGCATCGGCCGACCTCGCCGCCACCGGAACCCTCCTCGCCGCGTTCACCACCAACGACCCGGCGTTCGCGGCGGCCGGTTCCGGCACCGCGACCCTCGATGTCACCCCCGCGTTGTCCACGGTCGGGGTAGCGGCCGGCGACGCCGGATGGTTCCGCGTCGTCGACTCCACCGGCGCCACCGTCATCGACTCCACCGGCGCCACCGTCATCGACGGGTCCGTCTCGGCGTCCGGCGGCGGAGGTGACCTGATCATGAGTACGATCACGGTCAGTGTCGGCCTGACCCTCCAACTGACCGCCGGAACGATGACCATGCCTGCGTCATGAGCCGTCACTTCACCGGGGCGTCGGGCGACTACGTCGACCTCGGGCCCGGCAACGCCGCGAACGTCGACGGCGGACCCGGGACGATCATGGCGTTGTGGAGGCCGACGACCGTCCACGAGGGATGGTTGATCGACTCGGAAACCGCCACGAACCTCCACGCCTTCTCCATCAACCCGTACAGCGACGGCGCGCTGTGGCACACCATGGTCGGGTTCCGGTCGACCATGACGTACACGGCTGCGGACGGCTGGCGCCTTGACCTGTGGACCAAACCCACGGGAACCGTCGCGGTCCGTGGCCACACCCTGCTCCTGTCCGGTGGAGGCTGGACCCATACCGACTACGGGTCGTCCGCCGACTCCACCAACGTCCCGACCGCGCACTTCCGCGTCGGCCGGCACTTCACCTCCGGTGGCGCCCTCAACGCCGACGTCGCGGCGATGGCCGTGATCGGCGCGAACTGGTCCGACGCGACGATCGAGGCCGCGTCGCTGTCCACCGGCCTCGCCCAATGGATCACGGCTATCGGGGCCGACCCGGCCGTGGTGTGGGCGTTCAACCAGGCCATGGTGTCCGACCCGGTCCTCGACGTCACCGGCGGCGGCGGCGACCAGTTGGCGATCAGTGGGACATCGATCGGCGCCGACCCGCCCGGGTTCTCCTACGTGCTGTCGCCCCCGACGGATTGCGCCTTCACCGCCACCCTCCCCGCCATGTCCGGTGCGTTCGCGGAGACGTCGACGGCGACTGGGGCGTTCACGGCCGGCCTACCGGCACTGGACGCGCACCTGTTGATCGGGGCGAACATCCCCCCGCCGCTCATGGCCGGTACCGCCGTGGTGCGTGCCCTGTCCGGTACCGCCACGGCGACGTGAGGAGGCCAGCGTGGCGACGTTAGTTCCGTTGACGATGCACGAGGACAACGACGAGGTTATCGACCTGGTCATCACACCGGTCGTGTCGACCGACGATCTGTCCCTCGTCACGGCCCTCAAGTTCTATCTGAAGCCGGACGTGTGTACGGCGGACACCGACGCGTCGACGACCGTGTTGACGTCGGCCGTGCCGGCACAGATCACGATCACGGCCCAGGCGGCGGCGCGGATCGACGCGACGGTGTACGTGCCGGCCGCCGCCCTCGCAGACCCGTACACGCGTACGTGGCGCGTCGACGCCTACGTTGGCACCACGCATCGGACCGCGATGTACGGTCCTGTCACGGTCGTTGATCTGTAGGGGGTGCCGACATGTCCGGTCCATGCGGATGGGAGATCACTACGTGCGGGTGCGGGTCCTGTTGGAACACCTACACCCCGGAGGTGCGGGAGACGGCGGCGGCCCTCGCGATCGGCGTGATGTGGATGGCCACGGCCCGCCGCTACGGGCTGTGTGACGTGGTGGTGCAGCCGTGCGCGAAGCCGGTGCTGTTGCGGGAGTACCAGACGTATCCGGTCGACCGCGCCGACTACGGGGGTGCGTACATCCGGGAGGGCCAGTGGTACAACGGGTGCACCGGGCAGGATGAGGATGCCGGGTGTTGCTCCGGCTGCGAACTCGACCTCGAGGGGCCGACGACGACGGCCGGGATCACCGAGGTCACGATCGACGGCGTGATCCTTCCTCCGGCGTCGTACGAGGTCATGAACGGTCACATTCTGGTGCGTACCGATGGGGTGTGCTGGCCAACGTGCACCAACTACTCGGTGCAGAGTCCTCCGGCGCTGCAGGTCGAGTACAAGAAGGGGATTGCGATCCCGACGCATGTGCAGAAGGCGACCGAGCGCCTTGCGTGTGAGTGGGCGAAGGCCTGCGCGGGGAACGCTGCATGCGCGCTTCCCCGCCGTCTCCGGTCGCTGACGCGGCAGGGGGTGGAGGCCGTGGTGGAGGAACTGTCGACGAGCGACCCGGGGCGTGTCCGGACCGGGGTGCCCGAGGTTGACATAATCATTGCGTTGGAGAATCCACACGGCCGGCCGATGGCGTCGATCGTGTGGAGTCCGGACGAACGTCCACCTAGGGTGCTCTCATGACCACCCCGATCGTCGATCCGCTGGTTGCCCCGATTGCCGCCGAACTCGTCGCCTGCCTGACGGCCGAGGCCGCGAAGATCCCGAATCCGCCGGCTAGTCCCCGGGTCGTGTGCCTGCGTCCAGGGGACCGCGTCGATCTGTTGATCTCCCAAACCGAGGACGAATGCTGTTCCGGTTTGATGTGGGTTCGGTGGGTTCGGTCCTATCCGTCCGGACAGCAGACGTTCCCGACGCAGGACGATCGGGCAACCCCGTGCGGCGTCCTCCGGTGGGCGGTGCAGTTCGAACTGGGCGCCGTCCGGTGCGCACCCACTACCGACACGGAGACCATCCCGACGTGTGACGAGTGGACGGACACGGCCCTCGGTGTCTACGACGACGGCGCCGCCATCCGGCGCGCGTTGTGCTGCTACGCCGAGAGCCACGAGTATGACGCGACGGTCCTGCAGGAGGAGGGCGCGCCGCTGACCACCGAGGGCGGGTGCGTCGGGGCCGCGTACCTTGCGACCATCAGCGGCCCCGCCTGCGACTGCGAAGGAGCGTCAACGCTGTGACGACCAGACCGCGACGGACGTCGGGCACCCGCGCCGACGGCGTCCCGACCGAACAAGCACCAGCACCAGCACCAGCACCGGCACCTGAACCGGCGGAGACCATGACGGCCCCGTCGCCGGTGCTGCCCGGCCCCATACCCGTCGTCGACCGGTTGGTGATCCTCGACGCCTACGCCGGCCCGGACGGCCTACTCCCCGTCGTCGTCGTCGTGTCGCACGACGCCGTGTTCGCCGGTCAGCACATCCGGGTACCGATCACCGACCGGGTGGCCGGCCTGATCGAGAAGGGGTTCCTCGAGGTCGACCTCCCCGACACGGACCCGCAATGATCATCCGTCTGTACGCCAAGAGGATCAAGGGGACAGTGGACCGGGAGGCTGCGAACGCGGCGGCAGCGAAGGTCGGACTGATCGAGGTCACGGACCTGACCCGGAAGATCACGAATCAGGCGACGATCGATGCGCCCGTCAACACCGGGTTCCTCCGCGGCCAGCACACGATGACCGTGAAGGTCTTGAAGACCCGGGTGAAGGGAACGGTGGTCAACCGGGCGAAATACGCGTCTGCCGTCCATGACGGATCGGGACCCCACATCATCCGGGCCCGGAAGAAGAAGGTACTTCGATTCGAAGTTGCCGGGAAAGTCGTATTCGCACGTTCTGTGCGACATCCAGGGACCAGCGCCAACCCGTGGTTGCTCAACGCCGCCGAACGGACCGCCGTAAACGCGGGGTTCCGGTTCACACGGACGGTAGTCTCCGGATAGATCACGAGGAGGGATGATCGTATGGGCACTGCCCGCTCTACGAGCAGCACCGCGACGACGCCGCGGAAACGGGCGCCTCGCAAGGCCACGGCCGGCACGGTGAAACCGGCCACGGACGAACCGGCCGTCGTCGACACGCCGCCACAGCCGCGGAAACGGGGACCGCGCAAGGCCGCGGGCCGCACGGCGAAACCGGCCGTCGACGCCGCCACGGCCGCGACCGTCGACACGCCACCAGCCCCGGCGCCGACACCGGCCGACCCGGGCGCGGATCGCATCGCGAAACTCCGACAGATGATCGCCGACGAGGGCCTGGACCCCGACAAGGTCCTCGCCGGCACACAGACCGGCCCCGACGCGGAACCGGCCCGGGTGGTCGACGGCACGGTCGTCGACGCCGCCGGGTATCCCGACGGGTTTGAGCCGATCCCGGGCGTCGACCTCGCCGGCATACGGCAGATCGTGGTCGACGCGCGCCGGAACCCGGCGACCGCAGACGTCGTGATCGGCGGCCTGCGAAGCCTCATCGCCGAGAACGGGCACGACCCGGACGCCGTCATCGCCGCCGCGACGGGTGAGGGAGCCGGCGGCGGCCCGGCGACCAACCCCAACGGGCTCGTCAACGCCATCGTCGACTTCCGCGACCGGAGGATCGAGGTGACGGCGCCGGAGATCGAGCAGGTCATGGTGATCCGGCGCATGCAGTCGCTGTTCGCGAACGCCGCGAAGATGAAAACGATCACAGCCGACGAGGCGATCCGACTCATGGACCGGGCGTTGAAGGCCGTGTGTTCGGTCGTCGTCAACCCGGACGACGTCGAATACCTCGAGGATCTTCTACTCACCCGTGAGGCGAAGATCGAGGACACGTTGCCGCTGCTCCGCGAGTCGTTGAAGGCCCTCGAACGGGCGAACGCCGACAACGGGAACCGGGCCGCGCGGCGTAAGGCCGCGAAGTCGTCGGGCCGTGCGGGTCGTGCCGCCCTGGTCACGGCCGAGTAGCGGCCATGAAGGGCAACGGGATTGCCGCCCTCCGGGCATGGCCGATCACCGTTGACCTCGGTGGGACGGACTACCGGATCGCTCCCTATCCGGCGATCCGGTGGGTCGTCCCGATCATCGACGACGACTGGTTCGCCATCGTCCCCGGCATGATCGACCCATCCGATCACGGCGTCGACGACGCCCTCGACGCCGGTGCGATCACGCACGAGGACTGCGTCCGGGCAGCCCGTGACGCGGTTGGTGTCGCGGCCGGGGTGCCGTGGTGGTCGGCAGTCAGGTTGGTGCAGTCGGTGCTCGCGGCCCCGGACGTCACGGGCGAGTTGTTGATCTGCGGGATCGACGTTCAGATCGTGTCCCTCGGCGCGTTCGTGCAGGCCGCGTATCGGGTGTTCACGCGGGACGCCGACAAGAAGCAGCGGGCGAGGATCGACCGGGACATCGAAGCGGTGCCGCCAGAATTGACACTCGCGGACCGGTGGGAGCCGGAGGCAGAGGCGTCTGGGTTTGAGGCGATGATGCGTCAGCGGGGCGGCAGGGTGTGATTGCGGCGGGTTCGGCCGGTCACGGCCACGGCCCGTTTGAGCCAGCGGTAGGCGGTCGGGTTCCGGGCGACGTGCCACATGTCCGCTACGGCCTGGGGGCCGCCGCCGGGCCGGCCGGTGGCGATCGCCCAGTCGTAGACGTCGAGGACCTCATCCCAATGATCACGGCCCCATGACCGGACGCCGACCGGTTTCGGGGCGACGTTGGCGTGCCAGAGTGCGTCGTTCGGGTGCGTCCCGGACGCTACCGCGACGTGCCGTATCTGCACGAGGGGGAGACGGGCGAGGCCCGCGGAACTGATCCGCGCGGACGGGTGCCGGGCGATCACGGTCAGTTCGACGATCCGAGCCGGTTCGGTGGTGGTGTCGGTGCGCACGCGCAGGAGGAGGGGCGAGTCGGGGTCGTCGATGGTGACCACGCCGCTCCTGTCGCGGCTGATTTGCGCGGCCCCGAGGTCGACCAGCGGGGTTGTCATGACCACGGAATGACTATACCCGGATCTTCCATGCCGATCGTGTCACTACGCATGATCCGGTCATGGCGAAATCCGGGCAGGCATCAGTCGAAATTTTGGCTGACTTTGCCCGATTCGCGTCGACGTTCCAGCGGGATCTGAACGCGGCCCTCCGCGGCGTCACCCTCGACATGAGCGGGATCTCGGACCAAATCGCGAACGGGGTCCGCCGCGGGGTCGACGAGGCGAACCACGAGTTCCGGCGACTAGGCGACCAGGCCGGCGACTCGTTCAACATCATCACACAGCAGTCGTCGCAGGCGGGCCGGTCGATGGCCGCGTCGTTCGCCGCCGCGGGTCGGCAGATGTCGGGCATCGGCGACGACATGACGTTGGCGATCAGCCTCCCGATCGCCGCCGCGGGTACCGCGACCGTGCATACGGCCGGCGACTTCGAACAGGCCATGAACAAGGTGAAGGCCGCGACGGAGTCGTCCGGGAAGGAGTTCACGGACCTCCGCAACCTGGCCATCGACCTCGGGTCGACCACGGCGTTCAGTGCGTCCGAAGCCGCGTATGCCATGAACGAGTTGGCGACGGCCGGTTTCGACACGAACGAGATCATGGGGGCGTTGCCGGGTGTCCTCGACATGGCCGCCGCCGGGTCGGTGTCGCTGTCGGACGCGGCCGAGATCGCATCGGGGATCCTGAACGGGTTCGGGTTCGCCGCCACCGACCTGTCGTACGTCAACGACGTTCTCGCGCGCGACTTCCTGGCCACCGCAACAAACCTGTCAGATTTGGGCGAGTCGTTCAAATATGTAGGGCCTACAGCGAAATCAGCGGGTTTGACGTTCACGGAGGTCGCGGCGGCGATCGGCCTGATGGGTAACGCCGGAATCAAAGGCTCGATGGCCGGCACCGCCCTCAACGCCTCCATCTCCCGCCTGCTCAAGCCGACGGGCGAGGTCGAGACGACCCTGCGGAACCTCGGCGTGACCGTCACAAACTCGTCAGGGAAACTCCTGCCCCTCGTCGACATCATGCGGCAGTTGGAGGCGGCGGGGGCCGACACCACCGACATGATCACCCTGTTTGGGCTCGAGGCCGGCCCGGACATGATGGCGTTGTTGTCCCAGGGATCCGCGGCCCTCGCCAACCTCGACCAGCAACTACAGAACGCCGGTGGCACGGCCAAGAAGGTTGCCACGACGCAGATGGCGGGCTTCAACGGCTCGATGGACGAACTGTCGTCGTCCGCCGAGGGCCTGATGATCGCGATCGGTGACGCCGGCCTCCTCGGGTGGATGACGTCGCTCGTCGACGAGCTCACGCAGTTGACGATGAAGGCGTCGAAACTGTCCCCGACGCTGCTAAACATCGCGGTGATCGTCGCGGCCATCACTGCGGCGATCGGCCCGTTCCTCGCGATCTTCGGCCGGATGGCCACCGCGATCGGCGAGGGGATCCTGGCGTTCAAGAAGTTCGGGTCGTGGGCGGTTCGGGTTGCGCCGTGGCTGGCGACGCTGTCCGGGCCGATCGGCTGGGTGATCGCCGCCGTCATCGCCCTCGCGATCGCCGCGGTGGTCGCGTACAACAAGTGCGAGGCGTTCCGGGTCGTCGTCGACCGGGCGTTCCGGGCCGTGGCCACGGCGGCCGTGTGGATGTGGCAGAACGCGATTATGCCCGCGTTCAACTGGATCGTCGCGAACGCGAAGGTCGTTGGGGCCGCGATCGCCCGACTGTGGCAACAGTCTCAGCCGGTGTTCGCGGCATGGGGTGCGGCCATCCTCCGCATCTGGAACTCGGCGATAAAGCCGGCGCTCGGGCCGATCGGCGAGTCGTTCAAGACGGCCGGATCGGCGATCTCGGCATTCTGGTCCGGCACGGCCCGGCCCGCCCTGGTGTCCCTGCTGGCGTTGTTCGCACGGGTCGCCGTGGCGGTCCGGGCATGGTGGGCGGGTAACGGCGACACGGTCATGCGCTCGGCTGCGGCCGTCGTGACGTGGTTCGGTGGCGTGGCGTTCCAGGCGTGGACGCGGTTCATGGCGGTGCTGCGGGCGGTCGCCGCAGTGATCACGTGGGTGATCGTCAACGTCACGATCCCCCTTGCGAAGGCGCTGATATCGGTCATCCGGACCGTGGTCACGACCGTGATGTCGATGAAGAACGTGTGGATCGTGGTCGGCGCTGTGATCGTCGCGGCCGTGCTGGTCGTGGTCGCGATCGTCAAGGTTCTGTGGACGGCGTTCAACACGATCGTTCCGGCGGTTGCCGCCATCGTCACCTGGCTGGTCACCACGATCGTCGTCCCGATGTTCACCGCGCTGGGTGTGGCGGTCAAGGCGTTCGTCGCGGTGCTGACGTGGATGTGGACGTCGGTGATGTCCCCGGTGTTCTCGGCCCTCGGCGCGGCCCTGAACGTCGTCGGTGGCGTGGTCATCTGGCTGTGGACGTCGGTGTTTGTTCCGGCGTTCCGGGCGGTCGCGGCCGTGGTGTCGTGGATGTGGAACACGGTCCTGATGCCGGTGTTTACCGCGATCGCGGTAGCGATCGGCGCGGTCGTTGCTGTCGGCATATGGTTTTGGACCACGTTCGGTCCGATTTGGTTGGCTATTGGTAGCCTGATCTGGTCGTTGTGGTCCGGCGTCATTTCTGTCGTTTTTTCCCTGTTCAAACTTGCATTCACGGTGCTCGTTGCCGCCGCACAGGTCTGGTGGACGGTCGTCGGGGCGGTGTTCATGGCCGTCGCAGCCGTCATCGTCGCCGTGTGGTCCGGCGTGATCGCCCCGATCCTGAACGCGATCGGCGCCCTGTTCACCTGGCTATGGTCCGCGGCGATCCAGCCGGCCCTGACCGCTATCGGCGCGTTCTTCATGTGGCTGTGGACCGCGGCCATAGCCCCGGTCGTATCCGGCATCTCAAGCGCCTTCATGTCGATGTGGGCCGTGATCCAGGCCGTGTTCAACGCGGCCGTGTCGTTCATTCGCGCGGCGATCTCCCAGATCGTGGCGGCAGCCTCCGGCGTCGTCGGCTTCGTCAACACGATCTCCTCCCACTTCCAAAACGCGGTCAACGCGATACGCGACAAGATCAACGCCGCTGTCGGGGTCGTCCGCGGCCTCCCCGGACAGATCACCTCCGCGGTCGGCAACCTCGGATCCCTGCTCTACAACGCCGGACAGAACGTCATCGACGGCCTCATCAGCGGAATCTCGAGCCGCATCGGATCCCTACGGGCGAAGATCGGGGAGGCGGCCGGGGCCATCCGCGATTCGCTGCCGTTCAGTCCGGCGAAGGAAGGGCCGCTGTCGGGTTCCGGCGACCCCACCATCTCCGGCGGCAAGATCGTGCGGATGATCGGCCAGGGCATGGAGGCCCGGATACCAGACCTCCGGTACTCGGTCGACCGTGTCCTGGCCACCATGCCCGAACAACTCGTCGACATGAAGACACTGGCACCGGCCACCGCGACACTCACCCCGACGTCGACCCGCGTCCTCGTTCCGGCAACCGCCACCACAGCCGCAACCGCCGCCGGTGCCGGAACCACGGTCAACTACCAAATCACGGTCAACGCACTCGACCCGCAGGCGGCGGCACGGGCCGTCATCGACGCAATCCAGACCTACGAGAGACGCAACGGCAAGGGGTGGCGGGCATGAGCATGACCCTGTTCGCGGACTGCGGCGACTCGGTCGAGATGACCGTGAACATCGGCATGATCTCGGAGGCCACCACAGCCGGGATCTGGGACGTGGCGCTGTGGGACACCGGCACGTGGGGAACCGGAATCGTCCCGGTCGACGTGTCGGCGTGGGTTCGGTCATTCACTAGCTCACGGTCGTTCCAGTCCGGACAGGACGTGTGGAACGCCGGATCACTCACCCTCGTATTGGACAACCGCGACGGCCGCTTCTCCCCCGACAACGTCGCTACGACTCCGACTCCGGCGCCGTACGCGTCCGGTGGGATCAGTGGCGTTCGGCCGGGGTGCCCGATCAGCGTTCTTATGACGTACGCCGGAATCGAATATCCGGTATTCACCGGGTATGTCACGTCATGGGGTGAGTCGTGGACCGAGCACGGAACGGTGTTCAACCCGTCCGACTGCAACAACGACCCCGAGAACCTGGACCGCGTCGGTGACGCGTTCATGACCGTCACGGCAACGGACGTGTGGGGCCGCCTCGGCGCACAGCGGCGCCGCGTGCCGGTCTCCCCGGCCGTCGGGGCCGGTGACGACTACGGCCAGAGGATCGCCCGTCTCCTCGTAGCTGCCGACTTCTCCGGCTCGATGTACCTGTCGGCCGGGGCCGTCACGTTCCAGGAAACCACCCTCGAGTCGGAAACCATCGGCGAGATCAACAAGGTGGTGCAGTCCGAGGGCGGGGTGTGTTACGCCGACGCCGACGGAACGATCGTTGCGCGTGGCCGCTACGACCCACTCACCGATCCTCGTTCCACGACGCCGCAGATCTATTTCGGTGACAAGGCCGGCGAGACGCTGTGGTCAACGCTGACGGTTGCCCCCGTGTCGGACGACCGGATCGTTAACCATGCCGTTTTCGCGTGCTCCGGGGGGACCGACCAGGAAGCGTCAGATCCTGTGTCTATATCCATCCATGGCATCCATGACGATGACCAACAGCCGACGGACCTTCTATGTCAAACGGATGCACAGGTCCTCGGCCTCGCACAATGGGCCGTGCTCGTCGGCGCCTATCCCGAGGCGACGGTAGAGCAAATCGAATTGAAGCCCCGTTGTGACTTGGCAACGCTCGCCCCGCTGGCGCTCGGATCGAAAATCCGTGATCTGGTTTCAATTCGCGTACGTCCACCATCGGCCCAGTACCACTATCTCGACCGCGAATGCTTCATTTCCGGAATTACGCACACCGTCAGCGAAAACGATTGGACGTTCAAGATAAATACGTCGACGGCGAAGCAGTATCGGCGATTCGCCGGATCACGCTGGGACGAGGGCGTATGGGGCAGTAGTGACATCGATCCTAATGCGGCGTTGTGGTTCCTGTGATTGGGAAGGTATGAAATGGCGTTTATCAATGACGTTGCACCGGGACAGGTCATTTCATCTGCCACCTGGGGAAATCGTATCCGCGACCAGGTCATTAGTACCGTAGCGAACCTCGCGGCGGCCCCGGCAACCCCGGTCGAGGGGCAGCACATTTACACGCAGGACACCGATCGTGTCTACTACTACAACGGCACGTCATGGTGCCCGGTAGCTGGTCAATGCATCGCGCGGGGAAACCGAACGACGAGTTCGAGCACCACGACCAGCGAAATTGGGGTCATCAGCGTAGCGGTGGACCTCAAGGCCGGCCAGATGATCATTATCAAGCTCTCGCCGTTGCTGCTCTACTCCAACACGTTCGGCGACTTCGTGTTCGGGCGGTTGCGCTACACCACTGACGGCTCGACGCCGGGCACGTCCAGCACGATCCTCGCCACCGTAGCGGGCTACACGGGCGCCGCCCAGTCGGTTACCCCGCTCGTGGCCAAGTACGTCCCCGGCAGTGACATCACGTTCGGGTTGCTGCTGACGACAGGGCGAGGCTCAGGGACCGGGACGGTCGGGCTTGTCGTCAACTCCAACGTTCCGGACATCGACCTTATGATCATGGCCGCTGGGGCCGACCCCGGCGACACCGGCGTCGACATCTAAAGGGAGGAACCATGATCGAGCAGCGTCCGACCAATCCGGACGGAACCACGGGACTATGGGACACCGAACAACCTGGCTACGTCGAGCGCGAACGCCGGTGGAGTGCCATGGTTATGGGGCCGGACATGGCCGTCGTCGTGCGCTGGGAGCCGGTGCTCGGGCCGAACGAGGACTGGTCCGGGTACCCTCCGACGTACGAGTTGACGTGGTCGGAGTGGCAGGCGAACCACGAGACGCAGTATCAACTGTCGCTCGACGGCACGCCGATCACGGTCGTCACCGAACGCAAGGCGGCATGGCGGCACGTACGCAGGCTCGCGAACGGCACGGACGCGTACACAGAGGAGAACGTCCGTCGGGCCTTCGGATCCCTCCTCCGCATCATCTCGGACCAGATTCCGGAGGTTCCGGACTGATCTACGCCAGCATCCCGGCGACTATCATCGCGATCGCCGCGACGGCCAGGGCGACGACGGCAACGACTGCCATCGGCGAGAAGTCCGGAGTTCGCGGAACGTAGGTCTCGATGTCGTCGTCTGCGCTAGTCAACGTCGGCGTCATACCCATATCATCACACCCCACCATGGCGGCCCGTCCTGGCCGGTCCAGGTGGGTCGTAGCGCGACAAATCGAGTAAGGAGGCCCGATGGGACACTGGACCGACCTACCGGCCGTGTGGCACCAGGCGGCCGACAACTTTGGCGATGGCGACTACGTACCGAACGAGCCGGCCGACCGGATGGCGGCCGTCAACGGCATCGCCCTACACATCGCGCAGGGATCAGGCGCCGGAACCGTCTCCTGGTGCGCTAACCCGTCGTCGGACGTCGGCCCCCATTTCGTCGTCGACGAGTCCGGAAACATCACGCAAATGGTCGACACCGACGACTATTCGTGGTGCCAGGCCGCGGGAAACCGATACTGGTTGTCCGTCGAGAACGCCGGCTGGTCCGGCAACCCGTTGACGGCCGGGCAGATCGAGGCAAACGCCAGGATCCTTGCCCGCGCACACCAGGTGTACGGAGTCCCGCTGCAGGCGACCGACAGCACGTCCGGGCGCGGTCTCGGCTGGCACGGCATGGGCGGCGCGGACTGGGGCGGCCACTACGACTGCCCCGGAGAGCCGATCAAGGCACAGCGCGGGGCAATCATCGCCCGAGCACAACAGATCATCGATGGAGGGGGAAGTACGACCATGTCTGAACTTACCGGGTACGACCGCCGGGCCCTGGACAGCATCCTGTACATGCTGTACACGACCTTGGCCACCGATTCGGACCCGATTATCTCCGTCCACGTCGTGGACGGCGCACAGAAAACGTGGCCGAACAAGCTCCGGCAGCGGCTGGTAGCGATCGCCTCCGACGCGGAGACGATCAAGGCTGGGGTCGCCGACCTCCAGGCGCGGCCAGCCCCCACCGCGACGCTCACCGCGGGGGATCGGGCAGCCATCGCCACGGCTGCCGGCACGTCTGCGGCTGCGGTGATCGGCGCGCGGATCGACGACCTCGATGGGCAGATCGAGGTGGTACGCGGACTGGTCGGGGCTCTGATCACGGCGCTTGGTGGCGTCGGCGGTGTCCTGCAGACGCTGCAGTCCGTGCCGGCCCTGTCTACGGATGACGGGTCCGACGCGTCGGCGTCGTGACGTGAGGCCGCGGGGCCGTACCTACCAGGCTGGTACGGCCCCCGCTCTCGAGGGGGTGGCACTGATGATCAAGGGTGGGTGGCGTTCCGTCGGGTTCCTCGCGGCCACGGCGGCCTTGGTCGGTTGGGAGTGTTTTGCGTCGTGGGACGGCGATCCCGGGACGTCGCCATGGACCGATCTGATCGTGACGTACGTGCCGGGGGAGGTCGCGGCCGTTCTGCTGGGCGCGTTGATCGCGTGGTTGCCAGTGCACTTCGGACTGCGCTACTACCGGAAGGCCCGGGGCCGGCAGGACGACGGCGGGGGGAACGGGTCGTGATCCATGGCGGGTCGGTGACGATCACGTTCCGGGACGTGCCGGTTGAGTTGATCGATGTTCTATTTGGAGGGATCGTGCTGGGCGAGGTCGGCTACAAGGCGTATGGCGATTCGGTGGGGTGGAAGAACTACCTCGGCCGACCCATGCCGGAGTGGGGGGAGTTGCCGGAGGCGATCCGTGGCGCGTGGATCGCTGCGGCCGGGGCGATCGTGTCCGCAGCGACGAGGTTCTACGACGAGGGCACGGCCGCTGGTTGGTCGGGATGTTCGTGTGGGCACCTGGCGACGATGCATGACGTGGAGGAGGCGTCCGGGGAGGGGCCGGTGTGTTGCGTCGACGGTTGCGGTTGCGGGTCTGGCGGTTAGGATCACGGGACGGCTGTCGTTTTATGCGACTGGGCGGCAGCCGGTTTCCGTTATCTGGGCCGGTGCGTACGCTGGGTGGATCGCAACGACCAGCGCGAAGGCCCCCACCATGGGCTACGGTGGGGGCCTTCGTCATGTCGGGTCACCAGCGTGTGATGTCCGTCCCGTACTTGCCGATCATCTCCTCGGCGATCGCGGTGAGGTGTCGGTGGACGTCCGCGACGGTGGCGCGTTCCAGTGGGCAGTGGTCCCAGGTGTAGTGGTTGTCGTAGGTGTACCCCCACCAGCCGCCCTCGGTCTCGATGCTCGTGACCCGGTGGCAGGTGGCGATGTGAACTACGGGGTCTCCCCACCGGTCGATGTTTTGGTTTCCCCTGATGCGCAAGCCGTTTGGGTCGCCCTCTCCGATGATGAGTTGGTAGCTGTACCCGGTGTTGACGATCCGGGGGCCGGTGTGGACCGGGGGGTATCCGATGATCTGGCCGGTTCGGGTGTCGCTGTCTCGGCGGGTCTGGTAGTTCCGGACGCCGGCCTTCCGGCCGTGTCGGGTGATGTGGATCTCGAAGATGGTGTTGTTGTCGTAGACCCGGAAGTAGGCGACGTACCGGGAGCCCTGGGTGCGCTGGCCGGTGTTGGGGTCGCGGTGTCGGATGACGGGGAGGCCGGTTTCGGGGTCGATGATTTTGCCGGTCTTGACCAACTCGTAGGTGTTGACGACGTCGGAGATCCGGTCGGTGCGTCGGCATGCCTCGGCTCCGACGAATGAGGTTCCGATAGTGATCCACAGTTCGTTGTGGTTCGCGTCGTATGCGGTGATCGTATAGCGCTTCATGGTTCCTGCCTGTCTGCGTCGTTTGTCTTGGTTCCCCCAGAAAATACCACACCCGTTAGGGGTTGCGATCCCCTAACGGGTGTGGGTGGTCTATCGGGTCTTCCACGTCTCGACGATGATCGACCCGGGATGCCTCTCGCGGAGCATGGAGCGGAGGTCGCGGAGGCCGGGGCCGTACTGGCACGTCATCGGATCGCCCTCGACGACGTAGTTGTAGGCCCAGCGCGGAGCGCGTCCCGGATTGATGAGGCGGTAGCGCGTGACGGTGATGGTCTTCATGTGATCACTCCGTGGTGGCGTGTTGACGGTGGTAGGCGCGGAGGGCGGTGATGACGTCGTCGAGACGACCGGCCTCGACCGAGGTGACGAGGCGCTCGAACCGGGTCGGCTCGTTGTCCTTAAGGAGGGAGCGTGCCAGGACGTCTCGGTCTCGATGGGGCCGTTGCGGTAGCCGTCGAGTTCTGTCGCTCGGGTGCGGATCGCGTCGATGACGGCCGCACGCTGGGCTGGGGTGACGTTGTGCCGGGGGAAGGTCTTCGGGGTTGGGGTGGTGAAGCCGGCCCCGTGGCAGTTGAAGCACGCGCCGTGGGCGAACTGGCCGGTTCCGCCACAACGCCGGCAGCGCCTGGCGCCCTTGGGTGTCGTGATGATCACGGTTCCTCCTCGTTCGTCTTGGTTCACCCCGAACATACCAAGGGCGTTAGGGATACGCAACCCCTAACGCCCTTGTAGGTGGAGTGGATCGTTCAAGCGAATATGGCGAACACGGCCGACGTCATGAACATCGACATCGCCCAGACGAGGGCGAGGGGGTAGACGACCCGGACCTCGACAGGACCCCCGCACTCGATGCGGTAGCCGTAGGGGAGGCGGACCGGGTCGCGGTTGAACGGCCCGTACGCGGGGGCTCCCCGGTAGGTGCAGCAGTCCCCGGCGATGTGGACGAGCCACCCGACCATGACGGCGAGGCCGATCCACCACAACGACGGGTGGATGAGACAGGCCAGTAACCCGAGGAGAAGGCCGTTGACGATTCCGGTGCTGATCCAGTGGGTGAGGCCCCTGTGCCCGAACGCGGCCTCGATCACGTCGGACATGCCGGGGATCAATCTGTTGATCTGTCGCCCTGGACGGCTGTCTGGGTTGTCGACGTCCGGGGCCTTCGCGGCGGCCCAGGTGAGGAGGGCACCGGCGACGGTCACGTAGTAGGGGTGGTTGAGGTCGAGCGCGCGGGCGAGTGTGTCACCGGACATCCACACGGCGAGGCCGGTCACGCCGTGGGTCTGCGTCATCATGGCTGGTTGCTCCTTCGGTTGCCGCTCCCGGTCATCGACTCGATCGCGGCGAGGACGTGTTGGCGCTGGTACCGGCGGGTGTCCCGGGGGCCGTAGCGGGGGAGCGCGGGGACCTTGTAGCGGGTGAGCATCTCCCGGACGGTCCACCGGCTGAGGCCGGTCACGGCCACGAGGTCAGCGATCGTGACGATCGGGTTGACGTTCGTGGCCGTGACCCGGTTCCACCCTTTCGGGTTGGTCACTTGCTGTCGCCGGGGTCGGTGTTCCCGGTGGTTTCCTCGCGCTTGTCGTGCCCGATGCCCATGGCACGGCGGTAGGCGAGGTTGATGGTGATGGGGTCGTGGGGGATGTCGGGGGCGATGATCCCGATTCCCAGGTCGTTGGCGACGTCGAGGGTTACGACGAGCATCACCTGGCCGTCTTCGAGCGCTGGTACGCCCATCATCTGGCAGGCGGTTTCGTACTGGTCGCGGGTGAAGTGGTCGAGCATGAGTCCGGCCGCTTCGAGTGCCTCGGCGCGCTCGTTCTGTTCGGTGATCTCCTCGACGTGGATGCCGACGGACCGGCGGTAGTTGAGGCGCATCTTGACGGCCTCGGCCGGTTCGATGTCCTCGGGGACGTACTGGCCGTGTCCGCAGTCGCAGAATTCGTCTTTGATCGATTCGTCGGTGTCGGGTTCGACCTCGGCGATTCGGCACGCGGTCTCGTAGAGGTCGCGGGTGTAGACGTTGATCTGGATGTAGCCGGTGGGGTCGGGGTTGACGACCCGTACGGCCTCGTCGTCGGTGCGGTAGGGCTCGGTGAGGAGCCAGGAGGGTTCGGTGTCGGTGCCGTGGTTGACGCACGTCGCGCCGTAGGGCCACGGGGTGTCCTTGAGTGCCTCGGCGATTCGGGTTTCGATGGCGAAGACCCCGCCCCAGAGGTTGCTGGCGTTGAGGAGTTTCTCGGCGATACGCCGGGCTGCCTTCGCTGTGCGGTAGGGGATGTTTCGCGTGATGTCCCCGTCGATCACTACGTACCAGGTTCCGGATTCCTCGGCTACGTCGTAGGTGTGGTTGATCACGGTCATCCTTTCGTTGTGTTGACCTCGCCTGATTGTACGCCATGATGGCGTGTCTTGTCATGCGTGCGTTACCCCTATCGACCATCTGGCACGGTTGTCATCATAGGTAAATGGCGCACGTCGTACCCCAGGCGTACCCTGGCGGTATGACAACCACCGACCGCGAGCGCCAGCGCGTCATCGACGCTGTGACCATGGCGGCTCTCGATGGCATCGACGAGGCGGAGATGTACCGGCTCGTCCGTGCCGGTCTGGACGCGGCCGGTCGGATCGAGGCGGCCCGTGTGCCGATCGACTGGGACAACCTCCCGACGATCGGATCTTTAGCCGCGTAGACCACGACACGACGAAGGCCCCGGGATAACCCCGGGGCCTTCGTCGTTCATCCGGTCAGACGAGCGTCCGGTGGTAGTACCGGTCGTCGACCTTGTCCAACTCGCCGTACTTGGTGGTCATGGCCTTCAATACCTCGAACAGGTTCCCCCGGCTGTACCGGAACCCCTCGGCGCGGAGGTTGGTCTCGATCTCCCCGGCCCGGAGGCCATTCGGATAGATGTCGGTCAACATCAGGTTGAGGCGCTCGCGGAGCGTCGTGGTTGGCGCCTCGGGGATGGTCTCCCCAATATCGGGCATAACGGTCGGGGTGGTGGTGCCGGCCGGCTCGACGTCGACGGGGCAGTGCCCTTCGAGCATCATGTGCTGCCCGCTGGTCAACGCCTCGAAGATGTCCGTGTCGGACGGGGTCGCGGTTTGGGTGGTGGTCCGGGCCTCCGCCGCTGGTTTCCGCCCGGTTCCCAACCGGTCGACCTGGTTGAGTAGGTTCGCCGTGGCGGACCCGGCTCGTGGTGCGGCCGGGGCCTCGGTGGTTGTGGTGGCCGAGCGTCGTCCGGCCTGGGTGTCGGGGTCCTCGCCCCGTTCGATGGCCGCGAGGCGCTCGGCGCGTCGCTGGTGCCTGCGGGTGTAGGCGGTTCCGTTGGTGACATCGACGAGCGCCGGGTGGTCCAGGAGTTCCTCGTAGTTCTCCGGGTCGCGTCCGGCGAACACGTCAACGAGTTTGATATTGGCGCAGATCGCCTGTCCGGCCTGGTCGAGTTCGGGGCGGAGGTTCGCGCAGTCGATCGCGTGCCGTTCGACGAACACGGGGGGGACGTCGACGGATCGGCCGACGACCGGCCGGTAGTCCTGCGTGGTCCGGTAGACCCACGCGGAGCCGGTATGCATGAGGCGGACCCGGCCGGGGTTCCGGCCGAGGACGTGATCGTATTCGCCTTCCTCGTCCATCCGGAGGCATACCCGGATGGAGCACACGGCGCGGAGGGCCTTGTCCAACAGGTCGGCCGTGCCGCGTAGGACGCTCATGATGACCCGGACGCCGGTTTCCCGGCCGATCTGGGCGAGGCTGGAGATCTGGGAGCAGACGATCTGGCCGAGGACGCTGGCGGCCTGGCGGACCTCCCCGCCCTCGTCGGTGATGACGACGACGGCTGGTTTCTTGGGGGACACGGGGAGGACGTTGGTTCCCGCGTCGCGGCGCATCTGGACGGCTTCGCGGTCGGTCTTGCGGCCCTTCGCGATACCCTTCGCGCACGCCATGATCACGGCAGATTCCTCTTCGGTGTCGCCCAACCAGTCGATGATCGGCTTGGACACCTTGCCTTCCTCGAACGGCCGGTTCCACGGTGCGCCGAGTCCGCCACCGTTGAAGTCGATGACCCAGATCAGGGCGTCCGTGCACCGGGCGAGGTACGCGATGATGCGGTTCAGGAGGGTGGTCTTACCGCTGCCCGTGGTACCACCAATGATCATGCAGAAGATGCGGAGGCAGACCATGAACCAGTTGCCCTGCGGTGAGCGCATGAGCGGGAAGGGGTCGTTGATCGACGCGGGTGCCGGGGTCTCGTGGTCGTCGAGAAGGATGTGGTCCTTCAGGCAGTCGCGGAGCATGACCCGGATGACGGCCTCACACTGGTAGTCCCCGTCGAGGACGGTGACGACGCAGCCCTGTGGGAGTCGCAACTGTGGGGACGACTGGATCTTTCCGCACAGGTCGACGAGGTCCCGGGGTTCCATGCCCTCGACCAACGACACCCGGATGTCGATACCGTCGTCGGGGGTTTCCCACGGCTCGATCTTGATGACGGAGATGCTGGTCTTCGACAATCGGCGGAGGAGGGCCTGCATGTCTTCCTCCTGCCGGGTGCGTCCGGGGGGCAGGCCGTAGTTCGGGTCTGCCGCTGCGGCTGCCGCCTCGGCCTCGGCCCGTGCGGCTTTCTCCGCTGCCGCTGCCGCCTCCAGTTCCTCCTTGGTTGGGGGGATTGGGAGGGCGAGCATGACGGTGGTGCCGGTGGCGACGCCCACGGCGAGGACGACGACTCCGAGGGCCGTGACTCCGGCCGCTGCCGCGACGCTGGCCCAGATCGAGCCGGCCGCGACGAACAGGGCCGTCACGGCGGCTCGGGGTGCCGTGGTGCGGGTGTACCGGGCCTCGTACGTGGCGATGGCGAGGAGCATGCCGGCCGCTGCTGGTACCACGGCCGGGATGCCTGGGATGGTGCGGCATGCGAGTGCTGTGACGACCGGACCGAGGAGGCCGATCGTCGCGTAGGACGGGACGTGGTTGCTTGTGGTGGTGTGTTTCACGGCGTCCTCCTCTCCGGGTTGGTTTGGTCAGGTGTCCTTTTGGGCTTCGCCGACGTCGGAGCGCTTCTCGCGTTCGACCCCGCCCCTCATTCCGGCGAGGCGGTCTTCGTCGCCGGTGTGTTCGGTGCGGTATAGGGGGCCGAGGGCGTTCGCGTTGCTGGCGATACGTCCGATGACCTCGGAGATCTTCGGCAGTTTGCTCAGGGACGCCTGGACGTCTGCCAGGAGGGCGACGAGTTTCGGCGAGGCTGGCAGTTCCTGCTCGCCTTGGGTGTGGAGGCGGACGACGGCCTGGGCGATGTTTTCCAGGTCGGCTTCGACGCGTCGGAGTTCGCGCTGCTTCTCCAGGAGCGCTTGTTCGATGGATGGGAGGCACCGGCCCCATGCTTGCAGGCTCGGGGTGCCGTGGGTTTTGACCATCTTGGTTGATCCTCCTTGGGGGTTGGCCGGTGTGTCGGGCGTTTCCTGACCGGCCGGTTCTTCTTCGTCGGTGTCGTCGGTGTCTTCGGGTTCGGTGTTGTTGGGGTCGTCCTCCTCGTCTTTGTCCTTGGGGCCGGCTGCGTCCCAGCCCTTCTTGATTTCTTCGGCGGTTCGGGTGAGGAATCCGGGGCGGTCGGAGTCGTCGTCGTTGCCCTTGTTCTTGCTTCGGTGGTCCTTGTCGCGGCCGTGGTGGTCCTTGTCGCGTCCGCCTCCAGGGCCGAAGAGGTCTCCGAGCCCGTTGCCGCGTCCTCCGGTTCCGTTGCCGCGTCCCCGGCCTCCGTTGGTGCCGGTGCCTCGTCCGCCTCCGGTGCCTCCGAAGAGACCGCCGAGGCCGCGTCCGCGTCCGCGTCCTCCGCCGGTGCCGTGTCCGCCGGTGCCGGTGCCGCGTCCGCGTCCTCCGAGGATGTTTCCGAGGCCGCGTCCCCGGCCGGTGCCGGTGCCGTGTCCGCTGGTGCCGGTGCCGCGTCCGCGTCCTCCGAGGAGTCCGGCGAGCCCGCGTCCCCGGCCGGTGCCGGTGCCGTGTCCGCTGGTGCCGGTGCCGCGTCCGCGTCCTCCGAGGATGTTTCCGAGGCCGCGTCCCCGGCCGGTGCCGGTGGCGCCTCTGCGGTTCCGTCCGAACTTGGCGAGGAACACGATCAGGGCGATCACGGCGATCGCGGCGTGGATGATGAGCCATCGTGTCCAGGAGCCGAGGGCTGCGACGAGGGCGAGTTCGGCCGTGGCTACGACCAGCGCGATCACGATCACGGTCTCGCGGTTGATCTTCGGACGGCGACGCTGTGTAGTTGGTTTTGGGGTGGTGGTTGGGTCGGTTGGGGTTGGTGTGGGTGCGACCGGTGGGGTCGGTGGTGGTGGTGTGGGGGCGGGTGGTGGTGTCGGCGTAGTCATCGTTCCTCACTGTGTGTGACGTGTCTGGGGTGAGTGGTGTCTGGGTGTACTGGCGGTTTGGAGAAGGCCGGTTTCCAGGGATTTCGCGGCTGTCGGGGGGGTGTCGGGGTGACTGTCACCCCGTACACCCTGACACCCTGACAATAACACTGTGTAGATGGTGGCGCGTTTTAGAATGCGGACGCGATCCAGTTGATGAACGTGGTGACGCCGGAGACGACTCCGGCGATCCAGCCTCCGAATGCGGTGTCGGTGTCCCCGGCGATGTAACCGAGGGTGACGAACGCGAGGACCATCGCGCCGGTGGCGAGTCGTCTTGCGGAGAAGAAGATGTAGAGGCCGGCTGCTATGGCGAGGAGCGCGGCGAAGACGGACGAGGTCACGGTTTTGCCTCCAGATCGACGGTGTAGCGGGTGGTGGTGCCGTTGCGCATGGTTTCGACCTCGAACGTCGTGTGGTTGCGGAGGAGTTCGAGGGTCCAGACGCGGGCCTGGTCACGGGCGGGCTGCTCGGTGACGAACGTCGCGGGTTCGCGGAGTCGTCGGGTGTAGCAGTCGATGGCTGTGACGCGGTACGCCTGGGTGTTTCGGTAGAGGGTGATCTGCGCTCCCATGGGGGTCCGAACGGTGATCCACTCGTTGGTGTCGAGTGGGGTCTTGTTGTTCGGATGTTCCGTCATCGCGCTCCCCCTAAATGGTCTCCCGTCAGTATACAGGCATGCCAGGAAATAGCCAACCTAGGGGGGCAGACTTGCGCGGGTCCCGTACGGCGTACGGGAACACGCCCCGTACGCCCCGTACGCCGAACCCCCGTACCAGGCAACCCCGTACGCCCCCGTACGCCCGTACGCCGTACGGGTCGGCCGTACGCCCCCGTACGCCCCGTACGCGAACACCGGGGACCCCGTACGCCCCGTACGTCGACACCCCGTACGGCCCCGGGCCGCGACTCCCCGTACGCCCCGTACGCCCGTACGCCCGCGCACCGTACGACCCCGCCTGTACGCCCATGCCCGTACGCCCCCCGCCCGTACGGGGACGGTTGGTGGGTACGCCGTACGGGCTGTACTGGTTGGCGTCCCCGTACGGGGCCGTACGCCCGCACGGCCCCGTACGGGGTACGGCCCAGGGCAACGGTTGGTGTACGGCCGCGTACGGCCCGGCCGTACGGGAATCGCGTACGGGTACCGATCCGCGTACGGGCGGGTACGCCGTACGGCCCGTACGCCCGTACGGCGGTCGGACCGTACGCCCCGATCCCGTACGCCCCGTACACCAACCCCCGTACGGCCGCGTACGCCCCCGTACACCAACCACCCCGTACGCGTACCCCGTACGGCCCGTACGCCCGTACGCCGGCCCCCGTACGGGCCGTACGGTCGGGATCGCGCCGTACGGGAAACCGCCCCGAACCATGATCGGATCGGGGCGTACGGGGCGTGCCGTACGGGGTCGTACGGGACCCGGACATGCGTACGCCCCCCGGTGGGTACGGGGGGCGTACGGGCCGTACGGGGTGGTGTGGCGCACCTCACCATCCATCGGGATTGGTCAACATGTCGAGTGCCTCGGAGACGATCGTCTTCTCGTCGAGCCACGCGCGGGCCTGTTCGATGCCCTCGGCGACGAGTTCCCGGACCCGGGCCTCCGGCTCGTCCTGGCCGTAGAACGCGGCGTACTCGGCGATCGCTCGGGCGGCCCGGTATCCGGGGCGGCTGATGTCACTCACGATGTCCTCCTACGGGGCGGCCCCCGGTGGTGTGCCGGGGGCCGGTGGGTGGTGTCACGCGGCACGGAGCGCCGTGGCGAGGTCCTCCGGGGTGGTGTCCTCGGTGAGGATGCGCGTGCGGTTCCGGAGGGTGGTGATGGCGGCCCGGACGCGGGTCTCGGTCGTGGCCGTCCGGACGGTCGCCATGAACTTGATGATCGTGTCGTACAACCGGGCGTCCGCCTTCGCGGCCCGTTCCACGGCAGCGGCCGTGGTGTACCGCTGGCCGGCTACCCGCGTGGGGCGGTTGGTGTTAGCGGCGAGGATCTTGTTGACGAGGCGGAACGCCGTCCGGTTCGCGTCGATCGGGCCGATCGCGGTGTAGAGGTCGTTGATGGTGGTGAGGTGGTTCGTCGTCTGCGTCATGCCCCATACGCTACCCGTGGCGTTAGGGGTTGTCGAGCTATAACGCTCATACCTTTGGGCTTGATGCTGCGGAGTCTTCTGCCACCCATCCACCGGCCCCCGGTGGTGTGCCTGGGGCCGGTGGATGGGTGGCTAGTTCTGGCCGTTGGCGATCATCGTGATCGCCGTGGTGACCCGCTCCGCGACCGGCAGACCGGCGTCGAGCGAGTGAGCGCAGGTGACGATGTCCAGTACGCGCTTCGCCTGCCGGGCGAGGACCTTGTCGTCTCCGACGGTGCAGGCGCGCTCGATCGCGGACCGGCACAGGGACCCGGCCTGGATCAGACCGGTCAGGGCGTCCCAGTGGCGAACGACGATGTCCGCGTCGCGCTCGGCCGTGGTCATGGCGAGTGCCGTGACGGTCCGGCGTGCCGGGGTGCTGGTGATCGCGGGCTGGTTGCCGTTGTGCCGGTGGCCGTTGATCGGGGTGGTCGGGAGGTCGAGGACGGGGTTGCCGTTGGTCCGGTGGCCGTTGGGGGCCGCTGGTAGGGCCTCGACGTCGACGGTGGTCTCGACGGCCGGGTGCTCGATGGTGGGGGCCTCGGTGTCGCTGGCGACCCGTACGGCCTCGGTGCCGGTCTTGGTGACGGCCGCGATGCGGGCCTCGATCCCGTAGGCCAGTTCGAGGTGTGCGATCACGGCGGCTGCGGTTGTGGGGTCGGCCTTGAGCATCATGCGACGGACCCGGCGACGCTTGCGCTCCTTGAACCACCGGGCGGAGGCGAGCATGTACGCGGCGTTCGTCAACTTCTCCTCGAACCGCTTGGCCTCGGCCTCGTCGACGGTTGTCTTCCCGGGCTTCCACGCGCCGAGGCGAATCAGGAGGTTGAGGGGGGTCCACATGAACCGGCCCCGGTTCTCCTCGCTCTGCTCCGCCGTCAACTTGATCCAGTGGAGGAGCGCGACCCCGAGGGGGAGGAGGATACGTAGTGCGATCTCGACGATGTTGGTGGACGCGAGGGCTACCAGGGTGCCCTCGGCCACGGCGACGATCCAGAACGCGGTTCCGAATGGTCCGGGTCGGCCGTGGCGGTCTTGGAAGTCCTTGGCGAGCCGGAAGAAGTTGACCATCAAGCCTTCGGCCACGGCGCATACGAAGATCGCGAGCCACCAGGGCAGGGGCATGGACAACTTGGTTGTGAGGACCCAGAACATGCCCTCGGCGGTGAGGGCCAGGACCATGAGGGTTACGGCGTTGCTGAGGACGTCGCGGTCTTTGGTGGTGGTCTTGCGGCCGGTGACGCGTCGGATGGTGGCGATGAGGAGGGCGAGGGCGAGGCCGAGGGCCGCGATGATCGCGTAGTGTCCGTACTCCCCCCACATGTCGATGATGGTGTTGATGTCTAGGTTCACGGCTTCTCCCCGGTGTGTGTCGCGGCGTGTTTGTGCGTCCCCCGGAGTCTACCGTGCCCAATATAAATCCGCAACTTCATGGTGAGCATTTATTCGGGTGGTGACACGGGACGGCCCGACCCATCGTCGTGACCGGGTCGGGCCGTCGTGGTCGGTTAGAAGACCAGGCACCGCATCGTGTCGGACCGGGACCGCTTGACCTCGTACATCGCCACGTCGGCATCGTGGATCATCTGGTGGAGGTCGATGCCGTCCTCGACCACCCTCGCTCCACACGACACGACGACCGTGATCTCGCCGTCCCGGGTCGGGATCGGGCAGGCCGCGATGTCCGAGACGATCCGGTTGAGGGTGCCCAGGACGTCCCAGCCGGACGGAATGAGGAGAAGGAACTCGTCGCCCCCGTACCGAACGCCGTAGCACCCGGACGCGATCAGGACGGACGCGACGTGGGTGATCACCCGGTTGCCGGTCTTGTGCCCGTAGGTGTCGTTGATCCGCTTCAGGAAGTCGACGTCGAGGAACGCCACGGCCCCGACCATCGCGGTCGGCTGGCGAAGGCCAGACCAGAACTCTCTGAGCCAGCGCAAGTTGTGCAGGCCGGTCAGTTCGTCGATGTCGCGGCATCGCAGTTCCTGGTGCAATTCGTCGATCGTCTTCTCAAGGGAGTCGATCACGGTGTCACGGCGGGCGAGGTCGGCTCGTAGCGCGTCGATGGTGACCTGGAGTCTGGTGATGTCGTTGGTGGTCATCGGTACCTCCGTGGGGGGACTTGGCTGGTCCTAAAATGCGAACCCTTGAGTTGCGCGTTTCGAGACTATCAACTAAACTCGGGGTCACACAACAGCGACCGGGGAGTGAAAATGAGCGAGATCTGGGACGTCGAGATGGGGTACGTGACCAACCGACGCGGAGCGCGCCTGCACCTCGTCATCGCTGGTGGAAGGTCCTATTGCAAGTCCTGGTCTGGCGTGGTCATCCGATCCCGCAAGGCCCAGGGAAGCGACGCCCCGAACGTCTGCAAGAAGTGCCGCGAGGCGCTGCGCACCACGCTCGTCAACGTCCTCAACATCCGGACCCGTCGGGCCGCCCCCGGATACGACCTCCACGGCGTACCCGGCAACCTGTCGATCATCGCCGGGTGCGAGGAACTCATCGAGGGCATGATGACCCCGGCCGAGCGCGCCGAGCGGGACGAGATGCTGGACACCATCCAGCGGAACCTGCGCGCCTCGTACGAGGCCGCGATCGCCCCGAAACCGATCCGCCCCATGGCAACCTCCCCGGAGAGTGACGACCAGCTAACGCTTTTCTAACGAGGTTGGTCAACCACCCGAACCGGTACGTCCGGCCGGAACGCGCGACCGGACGTACAAGCGAAACCGTGTAGAGTCCATTTCCGCAGCACACACGAACCAGAGAGGTACCACCCATGTTTGACGTCCGAACCCTCGACGACACCGCGATCATGGCGATCGCCAACGACCCCGACACTGTCCGCCGGATACTCGGCGCGGTTGACCTGTTGACCATGGAGGGGGTTGGGGACCGGGTCGGTATCTCCTACTACCGGGTCAAGATCCTGCGCGGGAAGCGCGTTCGCCTCGAATCGGAGGGTGCCGGGGACGAGACCATGCCGCGCTCCGACGCGCTACCACCGTCCCTGCCATTGCCGGGCGACCCGGTGTGGCACCCGATGGAGATCGAGACGTGGGGGCGACAGACGGGCCGGCTCGATCAGGAGGGAAACCCACAGCGAGCCCGGCCGACCGGTCGTCCGAGACGGCAGCGAGCGCGGACGACGACGAAGGCCGCGTAGCACGCGGGAATACGAACGGCCCCCGGTTCGCCAGCCGGGGCCGTTCGCACGCAAGGACCAGCCAAGTTCCCGCGTCACCACCAGCATAGATGACGACGTCGATCTATGCGGTTCGCGAGGGATGAGTGAACCGCGAGGGATGTCCACCGACCCGTGACGGGTTATCCACAGGCCAGCGTCGTACGCACGAATCGGACAAAGCACGTTTCCGCAGGTCGCACCATCGACGGATTTTCAGGGCATGGTAAATCCGTCAACGGGCGTGACCTGCGGAAAGGGGGTGTTTCCGCAGGTCGCACCATCGACGGCTGGTTAGGGCCTAACCAGCCGTCGTTAAAAGAAGAAGTACCTCTTTTAAGAAGTACCAAGAAGAAAAACCCCCCTACCCCCCGTGATCCGTAACGGTTCCGGCGCGTCGTGGTCGGGGCCGTGTCGTTGGGGGGGGGATATCTCGAAACACAAAACCTAGAGTTGTGCATTTCTAGCCCAACACCTATGCTGTGAGGTGCGACCAGCCAAGGGAGGGCAACGACATGACGATCACACTTCCCCTCGGAGCGCGCCTCGCAGCCGAGCGCGCGTACAACGACCTGCCACGCGAACACCGGCGCGACCCCGGCCGGGTGGCCGAGGCGCTCCTCACAGCGGCGGTTCCGTTCATGGCACCAGCCGTGGCGCAGTTGGGCCGGGGACGGATCACCCCAGACGGCGCTGCCGACATCCTTCGCTACTGGCTCTCCGGCCAGACCACGGCCGCGCTCGCCGACCGATTCGCCGTGACACCACAGACGATCAACAAGTACGTCCAGCGTGGCCTGCTCCGCACCCGGAAACGCCTCGCCGCTGGTACCCCGATCGGGACGATCGCGGCCGAGAACCAGGTCACCCCGACCGCGCTCCGCGCCGTGCTCGACAACGAGGAGGCCCGCCGTGCCGCGTGAGACCGCCATACCGGCCCTGAAACAGATCAACTGCCAGTGCGGGTCGATGGTGACCCTCGTCCCGTTCTCGGGCGACCACACCGTGATGATCCCGGTGGACGTCGATCGTGATCCGGACGGTGGGCTCGTCGTCGTTGGGAGCAAGGCGGGGTACACGATCCGGCCGGTCGCCGAGGGTGAGGAGCCGGAGGGGCGGTTCCGTCGCCGGGCGCACTGGGACACCTGCCCGCATATCTCCCGGTGGCGGGACGCGATGCGAGCGGCCGGGGTGGTCGGGCACGCCCCGACGAGTGATCCGATGAGGGCCGGGCCGTGTGCCCGGTGTCGGGAGCGTCACCCGTGGCACTACGGCGGCCCGGTCGCGTCGCCGGTGTGTGACCGGTGTCGAGCCAAGGACGGCATGCCCCTGATGGGCGAGTATGACTAACCCTGTGGTATCGTATATCCAAGCAACACGCGAAACGCTAAGGAGACACTGTGAACGACCACACCGAGCCCCTGGTCACCCTCGCCCTCGGCGACCCGGCGATCGTCCCCCCGACATTCGCCGACGTCATCGACACGATCATCGCGATCGACCCCGGGCTGAGCCTCGACGGACACACGACCACCATCGACCGAATCGTTGACGAACTCAACGACACCCAGATGGACGTCGTCAAGACCATCGCGGCCCTCATCACCCTCCGACAGGCCGCGACCAGCCACCAGACGTTCACCGAGTGGCTCGCCACCACGCCGGCCCGTAGGATCTCCCACTCGCACGTGATCGCACAGATCATGGACGAGAACGAGGACTGGCCCCGGGACGCCCGTAGCTACGGGGAGTATCGGGACTACATCGCCGAGAACCACCCCGGGGCCTCCCATGTCCTCGACCACGCCTGGGACCACTACCGGGCGATGGCCCTCGCCCCGTACGGCGACGCGGAGACGGTTCGAACCGAAACCCAGTACGCGGCTCGGATCTCCTGGGACACCGGATACGACGAGATCCACCCGAAGACGGCCGACGGTACGAGGCGGAACAGCACGCCCAGCGCTACAACGAGGACGTCACGATGTCGGCACGTCGCGGACGCCCGGAACTTGGGGAGTCCGCGTCCGCGTCGGTGGTCCGGCGCACCGTGGTCTACGGGCCGTGGTACGCGGTCTGACCGATCCGATCAACGCCAGCGGCCGGGGTTACCCCCGGCCGTTTGGTGTGTCGGGGGTACTGCGGGTTGACCACCCCGCAGGCGAAGTTGACCATAACGGTGTGTTGCGTAACTTCTACGAGCCGGCCGACGAGTGGACGGACGACGAGCCGGCCGACGAGCCGGAGCCGGAGCGACCACAGCGGCCGGGGCAACGGCGTCCCCGGCGAGGGTCCCGGCCGACCACGCCGGCCCCGGTCGCTACCCACCGGTTCGCGCTCGACCCGGAGGTGCCCGGGGTGTGTAAGGCCTGTTGGTGCCCGAAGGCGAACCGTCGGCACGATGACGGCCCGGTCCTGGTGTCGGATGATTCCACGATGCGGGGGTTCACCCCGGACGACACGTAAATGGTCGACCCCATGTACCGCATTTTCCCGGGAAATGCTACACTACGTGTGCAGGAAGGAGTGAGATGGTCGACCAAGAAGCGACCACAGACGACCCCATGACAACGGAAGCGCCAACGGCGGTCGGAACCGCGCCGGTCCCGACCACAACCCCAAACCCCGACCCGGAACCACCCCAGGCCCCGGTACCCCCGCCCCCCATCACGGCCCCCGTCGACGAGGTACTCCGCTGGCTCGCGAACGTCGCGACCATGGCGGGATCCCCGGACGGAATCGACGTCTCGACCACCACCCGGCAGATCGACATCGCCACCCCGAACCAGCACCTGTTCACCCGCTGGCAGGCGATCATCGGTGCCGTGGCGCAGCCGACCCGGCACGATGCCCTCGGGGCGACCATCGGTGCCGTGACCGTCTACCCCGGCCTGTGGTCCGTCTCGATCCACGCGCACGTGAGGACGACACAATGATGATCACCATGTGGGTTGATGGGCAGGACTATGAGGTTCCGGCCGACCAGGTGATCCCGTGGGTCTGCGGTATCCACGGCACCCTCGAAAGCGTTGACCTCGGCATGGACCGTCCGATCACCGTCGACGTCGACCCGGCCGCGTCGGACCGTCCGGGAACCACGTACATCATCGAGATCGATGGGGTTCGTCACGAACTCGCCGAGTCCTGGGTGCTGCCCTGGATGCGGGGTCTCGCGATCCGCCACGGGATCGCCGACCGGTCCGTGTGCGACCCGAGCGCGGCCGAGCGCGCGCAGCGCGTCCAGGCGCTCATGGTCGGGCACCAGTTCGGCCTGTTCAGTTACACCGGTTTCACGCACAAGAAGGAGACGTCATGAGCCAGACAGCGACCCATCGACCCGAGACGATTACGCGCATGGATGAATCAAACCAGCACGACGACGGCGAAGACCTCACGTGGAGTCGGTTCTGGCTCGGCATCGGGTGCGTGCTCGCCTTCGTGATCTCGTCGATCCTGCTCGTCATCGCGATCGGTGGCGCGCACGCCGGGGCCGACTACGGCCTCCTGATCCTGATCGTGACCCTGTTCGCCGGAATCGTCGACGGGATCGTTCTCGCCCGTCGACGTCGGAACCGTTAGGAGACGCGCCGTGAAGACACTCACCAAGATTGACGTCAATGTTGACCTCGTCCGCGACGACCGGCAGGCCCCATCGTTCCTGTCCATGATGATCAAGATGGTTGGGACGGTCTGGATGTCCTCGTTCCTCGTCGGGATGACCGGGGACGTGTGGCTCGCCGCCGTGATCCTGGTGGGCTACCCGGCCGCGTGGTCGGTCGCGTGGCTCATCTCGAAGTAGCCCCAACGAGGGGAGTCCTCAATTGGGAAATCAGAAACTTAGGGTGTATGATTGGGTGGTCGCCGACGCAGGGCGACCACCCAATCATCGTTTGGAGCGCACATGACTCACCCAGCCACCCCGATGATCCACCCGAACCGCCTCCTCCTCCCCTACGACGGCCCCCGAAACATCGCCGACCAGATGCAACTCGCCGCGCTCCTGTCCAAGGCCGAGGTCGGCCTCCCCCCCGCCTTCCGCAACGACTCCGGCGGAGTCCTCGCCCTCATGTACCGCGCGATGTCCCTCGACATCCCCCTCATGGTCGCGGCGGACAACCTCGTCTTCGACCACCGGGGTAACTGCGCCATGCGAGCCAGGTTGATGAAGGCCCTCGTCACCGTCCGAGCCGGTCACCGACTGGTCCCAGTCGAAACCACCGACAAGCGCGCCGTGGTCCGCCTCGAATACTCCGACGGACGAGACCCGTTCATCGCCGAGTGGACGATCGCCACGGCGGTAGCGGCCGGACTCGTCAAGGACAAGTCGCCGTGGGTCAACTACGCGGCGAACATGCTGTACTGGCGTGCCATGGCCAAGGCCGTAGCCCTCGGCTGCCCCGAGGCCACCCTGGGCATAGCTATCGTCGAGGCCCTCGACGACGACGACCCCAACGACGACGACCCCGACACCAGCACCAAACCCGCCCCGATCCCCGAGGAGATCATCGTCACCGACATGGAGGGCCGACCGGTCCCCGACGGTTCCGTGACCGACATCCTGAACGAGATCGCCGAACCCGAACCCGGCACCGGCCGACCCCTCGCCCGATCGGAGACCACCATCCAGAACCTCCGCGACGCGTGGGGACGCGCGAACCGGCAACCCGACGACGGAACGACCCGACCCCTCAAGCGCTTCGCCTGGGCCAAGGGCGACGACCGATTCACCCTGGAGCACGTCATCGGTGATCTCGTCGAGCAGGTCACGGCCCGTGACAAGGCCAAGGCCACGGCCGAGGCCGAGGCGGCAGCCACCGAGGCAGCGAAGAACCCCGGGGCGGAGACCATGACGGCCCCGGCCGGAGTCGGCACCCTCCCCTGCGGCTGCGACGCGGCCAGCGTCGCCATCACCGGCGCGCACCTCGAAGGGTGCGCCAGGTGACCAACCTCGCCCGGCTCAACCTCGACGGGGTCCTCGACCCCGCCGAGGTCGCCGGGATCGTCCAGGCCGCCGTGGGGCGGGCCTTCTCCGCCGAGTCCGCGACCCGGCAACGCGACCCACACCACCTCGGCATCTCCGCCCTCTCCGGCTGCACCCGATTCGCCGCGTACGCGGTAGCCGGAACCCCGGCAAGCGACCAGATCGACGCGGGGGAGGGCCGAGCGGCGAACCTCGGCACCTGGGAACACAACGGTCTGCTACCCCGCCTCGCCGACGAGTTCACGGAAGGCGCCATCGAGACCAACGTGACCCTCAAGGCTGCCGGGCTCAACATCCCCGGACACATCGACCTCGACGTTCCGTTCATGGTCCTCGACCTCAAGACCGTCGGCGAGTGGCGGTTGCAGGCCGTACGCCAATCCGGGGCGTTCTACGACCACGTGATGCAGGTCGCGTCCTACGCCGTGGCGAAGTTGCAAGCTGGCCAGCCCCCCCGCTGGCTGGTGATCCTCTACCTCGACCGGGCGAATGGCGACGAACAGGCGTTCGTGATCCCCTTCACGAACGAGCACGTCATGATGGTCATCGATCGGGTTGCCGAGATCCGCCGGTGGGCGGAGGGCGACCCGGACGACGCGCCACGCCGGGACGCGTCCGGGGTCGCCATGTCCGGCCCCGGCTACTCGTTCAAGTGCAACGAGTGCCCGTGGCTTCGCCGCTGCTGGGGACCGGACGCCCAACCCGGACAGCGCTACCGCCACGACCACGACGACGCGGAGGTCGAGGCGCTCCTGTTGGAATACATCGAGGTCAACGCGGTCGAGGGACCGGCGAAACGTCGGAAGGCCGAGATCGCCGAGATGCTCGAAACCGCGAAGTACGGCACGTACGGGGCGGCCCGATACCACCGGTCGCCAGACACGATCGTCGACGACCCACACGCCGCGTTGAAGATCCTCAAGACGTTGGGGTACGACGTGCCGCAGCGCCCGAAGCGCGGGACGCTGTCGATCCGACTCAACACCACCACGACCGCCAAGAAACGCAAACCACGGAAGAAGGAAGACCCGAAATGACCACCATGACCAGCTACCGGAACACGCCCCCGGACACGATCGGCGCGTTCATCCCGGCGAACCGAACCCCCAGGATCAGCGACCTCGTCCCCGGTGCCGTGATCTTCCGGTGGGCGACCCCCCGCACCCTCATCCTGGTGTCCGAACTCCCCTGCCACTCCGACCAGATGGCCAGTGTCACCTTCGATCCGGCCAACCGGAACGTCGAGGTCGACCAGCCGGTTGTGTGCCGACGGTGCTTCGCCACCTACGCCGCTACCCCGGTCCCGGCCGCGTCCGACGACGACCACCCGAAGATCGTGTACCGGCACACCGGTCGGGTCACGATGTCGAGGCCGAAGAGGTCTGGCGAGTAGCGACACCGACAACGGCCCCCGGTGGCGTGCCGGGGGCCGTTGTCGTGTAGACGACACCCCTATCTCGTCGCTCTATGTATTTTTACGTATTTCCATCTGTGATCTTGGCGGATAGTGGTGTTACCAGCGAAAACACCACCAGGGGGAAGCAATGGAAGCACGTTTCGCGGCCCTGTTCGCGATGCTCTACGTAGCCCACACGATCGCCGACTACTGGATTCAGACCGATTGGCAGGCCACGACGAAGGGCGCGGTCGGCTGGGTCGGCCGGGTCGCCTGTGTGGCGCACGTCGCCACGTACACCATGGCCCTCACGGTCGTCACCATGGGGGTCTCCTACCGCCTCGATATGGACCTGTCGCCGGTCCAGGTGGCCGTGGCGCTGGCCGTGTCGGCGATTACGCACTACCTCGCGGACCGGCGTACCCCGCTCCGTCGTCTCGCCGTGGCGTGCCGGCATTCCGGCGCGTGGTTGGACGGTGAGGGGCTCGCCCTGGTCGACCAGGCGTGGCACGTGGGGTGGTTGGGGGTCGCGGCCCTCATCATGACCTAACCTATGTCGTATCCCCCTACCGTACGGGTTGACAACCTATGGCGCACATGGGACGGTAGGGGCAGTCAACACACACGGAAGGACAAAAACGTGACAACCCTCCCGATCCGCCTCGGACTCGCCCAGGTCTCCCTCGTCGGCACCCACTACGGCAAGACCGGGACCCGATGGACCCTCGGCCCCACCTGGTACGACGACCACCAGCACGACGAGGACATCCTGCCGTACTACGACGACGGCAACCGCGACCTCGAACTCTCGTCCGGAACCGCCCCCGAACCGGTCCGGAACTGGGCGACCCAGATGATCGCCAAGACCACGAACTACCGCGTCGTCGGCTGGAACGGCACCGTCCCGGCCCTCGAACAGGAGAACCACGGCTTGGAGTTCTGGACCATGGCCGGTGTTCGCGCGTCCTACGCGGTTGATGGCATGAACGTGCCATGGATCCTCGGCCGGCTCGGCGACCCCGACGACGTCATCGTGATACCCCGCCCGGAACTCCCCAACACCACGACCCACATCCCCGTACGCGCGATCGCGACGATCAATCACACGATCCACCGGGTCAAGGTCACGAACGCCTGACCACCCCGACCACGCGGCCCCCGGTGGTATGCCGGGGGCCGCGTCATGTCCGAATTGCCCTCCCCGCGTCGGTGCCACACCAACCGCGAGATCGACGGATGGTGACATAATCGGGGGGCGGGGAACGGTGCCTGTGGGCTACCGTACGAAGGTCATCATCGATGCCTACAAGGACGTTCCGTCACACTACCGAGGAAAACGACATGGAAGCCACGGACACAAAGAAAACCGGACAGATGGCTATCAACCATGCTGCCCGGATAGACCGCGCGCTCACCGTTGGCGGGTACCTCACCTCGGCCGACGGCCGGTACAAGGAATCAACGGCGAACCTGTACGCGGCAGCATGGAGCGCGTTCGTTGACTGGTGCCAAAGCGCCGGTCGAACCGCCATGCCCGCGACCCCCGAGACGATAGCCACGTACGCCGTTCATCTGCTCGACGCCGGATATGTACCCGACACGATCAAGTGTCGGATCACGGCGATCAGGGCACGGCACCGAATCATGGGCCACCCCGTACCGGACAACGTCCCGGCCTGGACCGTGCTCTGTGGGGCGGAGTCTAGTCGCGTCCGGCCCGTGGTCAATGGCATCACCCGAACGGATCTCCTGACGGCAATTCGGTCATGCCCGAACACCACCCTCGGTATCCGGAACCGGGCGCTCGCCCTCCTCACCTGGGACGTCCTACTCCCCCTCCCGGACATCGTCGCCCTCGACGTCGACGACATCACCGACCCATGGGACGAGACCCCGATGACGATCCGAACCACCCCGGCACGCGACATCGCCCACGACCACACCACGGCCCTCGACGTCGAGTGCCAGCGCTGCCACGCCGGCCGTGAACGGGCCGCAGGCGACACGTCGGCGTGCCCAGCGTGCGCGATACGCGCATGGGTCCGGGAACTCCACCTCGCCGGTATCCGCCATGGCGCACTGTTCCGCCCGGTCGACCGGTTGGGTGTGATCGCCGGGTCCGGGATACGCAGGTCGGGAAGCACCGCGCCGGACGCCCGGCTCACCGTCCGCTCGGTGCACCGCGTCTGGGCGCGTCTCGTAGCCGACTCCGGCATCACCCCATGTACCCCACGGGCACTCCGCCTCGGCGGAGCCCGGGACCGGGTCGACCGGGGCGAACCCGTCCGGTCCGTCATCGACCGGGCCTCGTGGTCCCCGAACACGGCCTCGGTCGTAACTCGTCTCGCGATGTAATCTTGTCCCGCCCATCAACGCGACCGGCCCCGGAACCCTGGGGCCGGTCGTTCGCGTAGGGGATGATGTTGCCGGGCCTCCTTGGTCCGGCCGGTCGCCGGTGTCGGGCAGTGACGTGGCGACCGGCCCCACACCACTAGCGCAACACCTACGCTTGCCCTAACGCTCATGGTGTGGCACCATCAACGCCATGGAAACCGCGACGAACACCCAGACGATTCCCCAGCCGGAGACGGTCACCCCGATCGAGGTCGACATCACCACCGGGGCCGAGTATCCAGACCACCTGTGGCGCGACGTCACGGCCACGATCGACGCGGCCGAGGCCGAGGTCATCAAGGCCAGGACGATCAAGCGGCAGGCCGACGCTGCCTATGAGGCCGCGATGGCGCAGCGCGAAGCCGTCCAGGCCCCCCGTGACCAGATGATCGCCACGGACCGGCGCACGCCGGCCCAGGTCGGCCGTCTCGCCGGGATCGGCCGTGCCCGGTGCTCCCAGATCCGTATGGCCATTCTGCGGAAGACGGCGGAGACCACGGCTGGGGTAGCCGAGTGAGCCTCCTCGTCGCTACCCGTGGCCTGCCCGGGTCCGGTAAGACCACCCGTGCCCGGTTGTGGGTCGCGGAGAGTCCCCGTACCCGGTGCCGGGTCAACCGTGATGACTTTCGGGTGATGTTCCACGCGATGCGCTTCTCCGGCATGCCGGAGTGCGAGCGCGCCGTGACGGAGGCCCAGTACCCGGTGATCCGCGCGCTTCTGACGGCCGGGTTCGATGTCGTCTCCGATGACACCTGGTTGAACGAGGAGCAGTTCCAGGTGCTCACGACCCTGGCGGACAACGTCGGGGCGGACGTCGAGGTGTGGGACATGCGGGATGTCCTGCCAGATGTGTGCATCGAGCGGGACGCGGCCAGGGGTGCGTTGGTCGGGTCGGAGGCGATCATCGACATGTACCGGCGGTACATCCACGAGTAGACGGATTGGACGTCGAGGGGGCATTTCATGGTGGGATGTCCCCTTTCATCTACCCAAAAACGTTAGGGGGTACGAACCTATTGCGCGCGGGGTTGCGCAACCCTTACACTAGGGGGGTCAACACGCGAACCCGGGAGGAAACCATGTCGAACACAACCGCCACCCAGTACCTCGCCAAGGCCCGCCAGCACGAGCAGGACGCCATCGACTCCTTCGATCGCTGCGACACGGACGGCTGCGTCTCCCAGTGGGCGTCCGGTGTCATGGCCGAGGAGGCCCGCCTCAACGCCTACCTCGCCGACCGGGACGGCAAGGACGACTTCGCCGCGCTGTTCGACCTCGACGGCAACCTCGTCGCGGCGAAACTCATCCCCACCAAGTACGGCCTGTGCTGGGGAATCCTCACCACCGACGACCCGTCGTCCAGCATCACCCAGTTCATCGGGGCCTTCCCGAAGCGCGCCGCGACCATGACCCGCAAGGGCTTCTACGAGGGCACCGTCCGCTGCCCCGCCCACGTCGCGATGTCCGGCTCCGGAACCGGCCTCTCTGGCGCGCTCACCGTCCGCCCCTACACCACCCGGAACGACCGGGGCTTCTCCAGCGACGTCGAGATCATCGACAACGGGCACGGGTCGAAGCCCGAGCGTCCCGGCTGGCACCGGTCCTGACCCCCACCGACCACGACGGCCCCCGGCGACCCCGGGGGCAGTTCGCACGCAGTCCGAAAGGATGAGCGCTACAACTTGCGACCCCCTAACGCACCGGGTAACGTGTTCCATGTCAACACAAACCGGCACGAACAAGGGAGAACAGACATGCTCGCCATTACCGCCAGCGCCTTCGACCCGATCGCCTTCGTCACCCAGACCCGCCAGTTCGCGATGCTCGTCGACGACTACGCGGCCCTCGACGTCGACACCACCTCCGCCGTTGCCTGGGCCGGTCAGGGCTTCACCCCGGACGAGGCCCGCCCATGGATCGACCACGGCTTCACCCCGGAGCGCGCCGGTCACCAGTTACCTCCAAGGAAGCCCCTGGATTTATCCATGGGGAGGAATTGGACTTCCCGCGTCAGCGGGATCTGAATAGGCGACCGCGAAAGCGGTAGCCGTTCCTTAGCCGTGATCTCGCACCTTGGTAAAATTGGTGCATGCGAACGGCGTACAAATGTCGGGCCTACCCGACCCCCGACCAGGTGGCGGTACTCAACCGCACCTTCGGGTGTGTGCGCTACGTGTGGAACAACGTCCTGAACTGGCGCCACCAGCGCTGGCACGTCGAGCACCAGTCGACCTCGTACGCGGAATCCGACCGGCACCTGACCGAACTCAAGAAATTGCCGGACTCCGCGTTTCTGGGTGAGGTGTCGTCGGTTCCGTTGCAGCAGACCCTGCGACACCAGCACACGGCGATGACCGCGTTCTGGCAGAAACGCGCCCGCTACCCAAGGTTCAAGTCCCGCCATGGTCGGCAGTCCGCGTCGTACACCCGCTCTGGTTTCCGGTGGCGTGGTGGGGAGTTGTTCCTGGCGAAGACCAGCGGGGCCCTGCCGTTTGTGTGGTCCTGGCCGAACATTGACCCCGCCACCCTTGATCCGACGATGGTGACCGTGTCCCGCGACCCGGATGGCCGCTGGTATGTGACCCTCGCCGTGGACGTCGACGCCCCCGAACCAGTGGAGCCGACAGCTGGCCCGGTTGGGGTCGACCTCGGGTTGAAGCACTTCGCGGTGCTGTCGACCGGGGAGAAGATCGCGCACCCGAGGCACATGGAGGCCCGGGAACGCAGGTTGAAGCACTACCAGCGGATCCTGGCCCGCAAACAGCGCGGTTCGAACAACCGGCGGAAGGCCAAGCAGCGGGTGGCCCGCGCCCACTCCCGGGTTCGTGACGCCCGCCGGGACTTCCTCCACCAAACCAGCACTCGTCTGGTTCGCACGCACATGGCGATCGCCGTGGAGGACCTGAACGTCGCGGGTATGGTCCGCAACCACTGCCTGGCGAAAGCCATCTCGCGTACGGGTTGGGCCGAGTTCCGGGGGATGCTCGCGTACAAGGCCCACCGTGACGGCCGCACCCTCGCCGTGGTGGACCGCTGGTACCCCAGCTCGAAAACCTGCTCGAACTGTGGGCACCTGTTGGCCCACCTCAGCTTGAGTACGAGGACGTGGCAGTGCCCGTCCTGCGGCACCCGGCACGACCGGGACCACAACGCCGCTCGGAACATCATGGTCGCGGCCGGGCTGGTCGAGACTGGAAACGCCTGCGGAGCTGGTGTAAGACACGACGGGAGACCGTCTGTGCGACCGGCTGTGAACCAGGAAACCCAACCTGTGAAGGTGGGAATCCCCCGGCTTTAGCCGTGGGGAGCAAGTCAACACGCGAACAACTTCCGCGACCCCGAGGACGCGGCCCGGCGTGACGCGCTTCGCGCCGCTGGCTGGGTCGGCTACCGTTACTAGCACCTGTCCCGCGTCAACCGGCCCCCGGCACACACCGGGGGCCGTTGGCGTTCCGGTGGTACGGTCGCGGCCGGTAGGTCACACCGGTCGTGTCCCCCGGGAATCTACGGCCCCGGGGGACACCACCAGGCGCGTAAGGGCTTGTAACCCCCTAGCGCACCGGGTAGTCTGCCGGTATGACGCAGACAAGCACCAGCCCGGCAGACCGCGCGAAGGCCCGGGTCGCCACGTACCCCACACCCCAACTCGTCGAGGCGCTCGTCACGGTCGACGCGGCCCCGTCGAGCCCGGAGAACTCCACCGTCCGGCACTGGCTCATCGCCGAGGTGGAGCGCCGGTTCCCGGCCGCGTCGGACGCTGTCGAGGCCGCGTTCCTGGCCAGCGAGTTGGAGGAGGAGCGGACCGGCGAACCGGCCCCGGCCGTGGACTACGTCGCCGTGCTCGTCGCGAACATCCCGGCGTCCTCCCTGATCTGACCAGTCCGACAACGACGGCCCCCGGCACGCGACCGGGGGCCGTTGCCATATCCGGCGGAAGGCCAGTACGAATCAGACCAAAAGGACCACGCTAGAACTTGTGACCCACTAGCGTTAGGGGGTACGGTGGTATTACGCAACGGGGGGCGACCCCCACGAACGAAGGAGACCAGCCATGGCCGCTCGCCCAACCACCGTCCAGGAAACCGCCCTCGTCAACGCCATGAACACCAACCGCCTCGGCGACGCGACCATCTACGCCGACCGCACCCTCGCCACCATGCAACGCAACGGCTGGATCACCCGCCCCGACACCTACACCTACCGCGTCACCCCGAGCGCGGCCCTCGTCCTCGGCCGCTTCACCCTCGCCGACCAGTACCGGCGTGAAGACCTCCTCGCCACCGACCCCAAGGCCCAGCGCCAGGCCACCATCATCGACCAGGCCCGCGAGTCCGGCATCCACGCGTTCGCCCAGGCCGGAATCACCGAGACCGTGTCGATCAGCGTCGAGGACCTCGCCCGCCTCCTCGCCGCGACCCGCACCCAGGCATACGCCGCGTAGACCACCACCAACCCGCCCACGGCCCCCGGCACTCCACCGGGGGCCGTTGCCACACCCAACGACACCAGCACACCCCGAACGACCCGCAGCGGCCCCGTGGGACATCCCCGAGAAGACCCCCCGCTGTAAGCCCAAACGTATGAGTGCTACAACTCGACAACCCCTAACGCCACGGGTAGCGTATGGGGCATGACGCAGAACACGAACGACATCGCCCGGACCGTCGGCAACCTCACCGCCCTGATCCGCCGGACCACCGGCGTCATCCGCGACAACCACGCCCGCGCGCTCACCGACCACGTCTCCCTCGACCTGGTCTGCCTACTCGTCGCGGCATCCGACCGCTACCACGCGGCCGAGCGCGCCCTGGACGAGGCCGACGCGACCATGTCCCGCGCGATGGACGCGGTACGCGACGCGGCCCGAACCGACACCGGCCGGAACCGACACCGGCCGGAACGTCTCCTACGCGATCGCGACGATCGCGACCACGGCGCGTACGTACGTGATCGCCCTCAACCGGGGAAGAGACAAGGAACGGGCACTGGCCCAGGAGTTGTTCATCGAGGCGACCAGCGACGTCACCGACCTGATGTACACCACCGAGGGCCGCGCCGAGGTGCCGACCCCGGCCCCGGGACGGTCACGTACCACACCATGGAGATCAACACGGTGCGGACCGGGTTCGACCCGGCCTGGACCGACGACCCCGAGATCATGTTCGCCCGGGACTGGTGCGTTCACCTGGTCGGCCCCGATGACCTCATCCCCATGCCCGACTACGCCACGGCGGACCGGGCCGCGACCCGCTTCAACCGCTGGTGGCAGGACTACCGGGCACGGCGCAAGGAACAGGAAGACGTCGACCTCCCCGAGACCCCCGCGATCGTCCGCCCGTGGCCGTACGACGCGGACGACCCGAACGGGCACGCCAAGGCCCTGTCCGACCTCCGCGCGGACGACCCGGAGGGGTGGTTGTCGGCATGACCGAGCGCGGGTTCACGTCATTCCGCACCGAGGCGGACGTCACCGAGGAACTCCTCGACATCGTCCGGTCGGTGGTTCGGTGCCACTACCAACCCGGCACCGGCTGCATGAACATGGTCGACGTCGCTGACCGGGTCGAGGATCACGTCCTTGACAACGGCACACACCCGGATCTCGGCGACAACATGGTGTCCCCAGCGATGAAGAGGATCACGGACTTCGCCCTCCGGGCACGCCGTGACCTCGTAGGGACCTGACGCCGTGGCGACCGGGCGTTCCTGGGGTAACCGTCGGATCACCCCGGCGAAGGCACAACACGCGATCGATGCCCTGATGGCGCTGGTCGAGACCGGCGACTGGGCGGGCCTCGACCCAGACGTCAAGACCGCGATCAACGACGCGTGCGAGGCGCTCACGGCGGTTCGCGAGTCGACAAGGATCTGACACCCTGCCCTTCCCCGTACGGCCCCCGGTTCGCCCCCGGGGGCCGTCGTCGTATTGGGGCCACGGGCGGCCCCAGCGTCCCGCCACGGCCCGAACGGGGGGGTCCGCGTATGTCCGGACCCCCCGGTATTTCGTGACGCCA